TTATTTGATTGATTATCAGCAACTTACAACATTTCTTTTATAAGAAATTTGACACGGATAATAAAATATATCTACATTTGTATCGGATTAAGCAAATATAGTTTCAAACAGTCAATTGTTAATTAATCAGTAAAATTCAAAACAAATTAAATTAAATCCCCAAAACTCAATTACAATGGCACGAACAAAAGCGAAATCCGTGAAGCCGAAATTTTCGGCAGATGTTGCAGAGATTTTCTCTCAACTGAAAAAGAAAAATGATGGTGTTAAACTTTCTATGTTGAAGGAGGCTACACTTGTAAAGCAGCTTTCCTCCAAACATAATATAAAGCCTACCATCATCCAGAAAGAAACCAAGTTGTCCATGCCTCATGTTTACAACTTGATCAATCTGGCCTCTATGACTCCACGCATGAAGTCTTATGTTAAAGCTGGAAAAATCCGTGGAACAGATGCTTTGAACATCTTACGTAAAGCTAAAGACGAAAAGGAATTCGTTAAAATGGCTGAGCAATTGATCAATTCAAAGATTGACCGTCGCTTGAAAGAAAACAAGGAAGATACGGCTCCGTCAAAGAAAAAAGAACCAGTGGTATCCGAACCTAAGCGTGGTCGTGGTCGTCCCCGCAAAGAAAAAACAGAACCTACGGTATCTGTGGTAAACAATACCCAGCCAGAGAACAACGCTCGTAAAGAGAAAATCAAGGAACTAATTATGAATTTCTTAGGTAAGAAAATCAGCAAGTCCCAAAACAATTCTCTTAATACGCTTGTTGAAACCCTGATTGCTAACTAATTTTAAGGTCTCAACCCAAAAAGCCGCTTCCAGAAATGGAGGCGGTTTTTTTTTGTCCAGTTATTTTACAGTCCGGACCAGCTCGAGCAGCCCGGAAACTGGAGGCTATTTTCATACAGATATACGAATCTAAATTTTTAATTTACATTTTTTCCGGTGTTTTGAATTAAAAAAATTTTTTAATTTAGTCAAACCTTTTTCTTTTTGTTCCGTATTGATAACAAAAGAAATAAATCACTGTAACTTAAATTAAAAAACTACGTTTAAATTCTAAATTAAAAAAACATGCAAAACTCTGAGACCTTAAAAAAACTGTTCGCACCGGTATCCAAAGTTGAACTAGGTTCAATCCTTCCCGGTAAAAAATTTCCTCGTGCAAATGACCATGCTATTCTGGATGAACATGGTAACATCCTAAGTTTTTGCTCCTCCACCTACAACCTCCGTGAAAATGAAACACTTTACAAACCACTGGAGAAAATGATGAAGGACCAGAAAATTCCCTTTGACCGTAAAATTTCAATTGTTGACGGGACAAAGTTCTATGTAGATTATATTATACGGGATCGAGTTAAATCTTTGACTGTTAATGATATTCTACCAAAATTCTCTGTCTGGAATTCTTATGATGGAACCCTTAAAACAACCCTGAAGTTTGGTTTTTATCGAGTAGTTTGCTCTAACGGACTTACTCGTCCAGTAGGAAACACTGTAAACATCTCAAAAAAGCACCGTAAAGCTGCTGCTGCTGAAGATGGTATGGACTTGAGTATTGCTTCTAATTCTGAAATTATTAATTCTGTTCAACTTTTCCTTTCTGAAGTTAAACAAGATATGGAGGTTTATGAACAAATGAATCAGATTAAAGCTGATGTAAGTAAGATTCTTCAAGTCTCAGAGAAACTAAAATTCTCGAAAAACATTCTGGAAACTGCTGTTGAACGTTTTAATATGGAAACTTCAATAAAAGGTTCTTTGACCTATGTAAACGAGAACGGTGAACTGGTGAATCATGAAGGTAGTCCTCAAACATTGTATACTGTTTATAATGCTTTGAACTACGCTATCTATAACTGTAATACGAAAGAGCTTCCTGAGGCTAAGCTCAAACGTGACCAACTTGTACTGGCTGAGGTACTCGCTTAATCCGCAAATCAGCAATAAAAGCAAGCCCGGTGAAAATCGGGTTTGCTTTTTTAAATTTAAAATAATGATTACTTCTATGTCAAAGCCCAGAAAAATTGATTATTCTGTAAATATTATTGAGGACGATATTCCCGGTAAAATTTATGAAGGTTCAAATTATGAAGCTTATAAGCTCCAGATTAAAAAAAGATATTTTGAAACCGAACTAGGAGAAATCAATTTCCTAATCCGTGACCGTTCAAATAATCTTAAATTTATTCTGGTATACTGCCTAATGAAAGAACCAGAACAAATATTTAGGATCGAATACTATATTAATGATACTATTCAACTTCCTTCAAAAGAAGTAGTTAGAATGAAACCTCTTATGGATTCTGAAATAGCTGAGTTATTTGTCAAAGACCTAATTTCAAATTATATTTCAAAAAAATATAAAATAGTTTAATTTTTCTTAAACGTTTTTAATTTAAATCCGTATTGATTAAAAAAACAGAAAACTATGTTAAAATTCTCTGCGGGTAACGCTAAACTCAAAAACATTATTTCTTTCTCTCTGGCCAGTGGTTGGAGCTGCCCCTTCGCTAACGAATGCTATTCTAAAGCTGATCCGGTGACGGGTAAAATTACTGACGGGGCAAACACTCAATTTCGATGCTTTTCAGCTTCACAAGAAAGTCTTTATCCTGCAGTACGTGAACAAAGAAATCACAACTTCAACGAATTAAAGAATATTAAAACTGTTGAAGAAATGTCGCAAAAGATTCAACAAAGTCTACCTAAAATTAAAAAAAGCGGTGAAGGCAAAATCGTTCGTCTTCATGTAGCTGGTGACTTTTTTAATCAAAATTACTTTGACGCTTGGGTTGTTGTTGCAAAAAACAATCCTGATCGTATCTTTTATGCTTACACAAAAAGTCTTCAATACTGGATCAATCGTATTAATGATATCCCAGTTAACCTTAAACTGAACGCTTCAAAAGGTGGTAAGCTTGATAAATTGATCGATCAATACAATCTTAAGTATGCAGAGGTTGTATACAGTGAACAGGAAGCTATAGAAAAAGGATTGGAAATAGATCATGACGATTCTCATGCATATGATTATAATCATTCTTTCGCTCTATTAATTCATGGAACTCAACCTAAAGGGTCTAAGGCTGCAGCTGCTAAATCACTGTTAGCTAAGCAAGGTTGGACTGGTTATCAAAAGAAAAAGGGAAGAGAGAAAGTTATTAATAAATGAGTGTTGATAATTAAAAAAGGATAATTACTTGTTTACATTCATCTGACAATATACTTTCGGTCTTTAGCAATCCAAAAATTTTAACGGCCATGGTTGAGACCTACATGAGTGTGGTACCGTATCCTCTTGAAGTGAGTGAGGTATCGTCGGAAACAGTCAAAATCCTCGAGGAAGAAAATTATTTCTCTGAGCAATTTGACTTCCCTGAACAAGCAAGAACACTGTTCTTTGACAAGTTCGCTGGATCATTAATCCAAAAGTTTATCGACGGTGATGAATTGATCTGGCAAGAAAGTGAATTCGAGAAGCTGGTGATTCAAGTAAGTGTTGAACAGTCAGTTTATGAATTAGAAATTATGAATCTGGTAGATGTGTTCGAAGATGATTTCGGTGAAAAAATTGTTGTACTGAAAAAAAAGAATGCTGAATTGGTTTTTTAATTTTAAAATTATTATTTTTATAGAGAGCCCTCAAAGCTCTCTATAAATATGATAAATGAAATTAGAGATAAGTCAAGAAAGGTATTTGACTCATGGTTCGAATTGTTTGCAGAAAAAAATGAAATTCAAAATAAAGAAAGATTGTTTGAATTCTTTTATAGTGGTTATCTGGCCGGTACCAGATATCAACCGGGTGAAAGACCATACAGGAATTCAAATATCATGATGGACGACGTAAACAAAAATTTAGATCTATGACTGACGGTAAAAACAATAGGAACAAGAGTCCTAAACATATTAGTGAGATCATCAAGGAGGCAAAAAAAACTTGGCTTAAACAACGAGTTGATATTTACATGAATTCAGACGAGTTCAAAGAAACGCTAGATCAAGCAAAACATATTCAACTCATGTTTATATACATCGATGGAGATCCTCAGTATATCAGAACTATATATTTAAATTAAAATACTGGTCCATTCGTCTAGGGGTCTAGGACATCTCCCTTTCACGGAGGAAACACGGGTTCGATTCCCGTATGGACTACATAAATTAAATGGTCAGGTGCGTACCGGAAACGCAAGCGATAAGGTGATGGTGCTTAAGCATACTTGGACAACCTTGAGTTGTCAAAATACTGTCGGGTGGTGTAGCACGACCGACGTTGAAGCCTTATCCTCTACACAATACAGGTTCGAATCCTGTCCTGACAACAAAAATTAAAATTATGGCTTGGATAATATTTTATTCAAGTATCTGTATATTAGGCATAATTGCCGTTACAAGATATTTTAAAAACAAATAGTCAGGTGGCGGAATAGAGCAGACGCTAATACGGCAAAAACGTAAGTGAGAAATATCTGAAAGGATTACCACATACAGGTTCGAATCCTGTCCTGACTACAAAAAAAATGGAAACTAAAATTATTACTTTTTCCTGTAGTGATTCCGTTCATGTGTATCCACCAAAATGTGGCCTTATACCTAGAACACCGTACAGAGTTCATAACAATATTTATAACGCTGTCAAATACTTAGAATCAAAAGGAGTAGTAGAACCAAAAGTAATAATAGAAGGTAAAAGGTAATATAGCTCAGTTGGTAGAGCAATTTTTGAATACCAAAAGTAATTTTTCTTTTTTTCTTAATATTTATTTTAAAAAATATTTTGAAAAAAGATTTGGAAAAATTAATTAATGAAGGTAAAACTAACATTGAAATTGGGAAATTATACAATGTTCATAGAACAACAATAGCTAAGTGGTTAAAAAAGCATAAAATTTTTAGAGTAAAAATTAAAAATATAAATTGTGCTTTGTGTAATAAAAAATTGAAGGAAAATTCTCATAATAGAAAATGTTGTGCAACATGTATAACGAGAATTAGACGTTTTAGATTAAAAAAAAGAGCAGTAGAATATAAAGGGGGGAAGTGTTTAGATTGTGGTTATTCTAAAAGTTTAGCTGCTTTAGAATTTCATCATCTGAATCCAGATGAAAAAGATTTTTCAATTGCTGAAATGAATCACAAATCATGGGAATTTATCAAAAAAGAATTAGATAAATGTATCATGCTTTGTTCTAATTGTCATGCAGAAAAACACACAAAGTATGATGATGAATTATTTTTAAATTTTATTTAATTACCACAACTTATTTTTCAAGCGATTCTAAATATCCAATCGCATCCCGGTAATCAGAAAAAACATATTTGTTTTTCATCGGTTCATTTGAATTGATTACCATACAGTAAGATTCATTACTAAATTCTAAATAATTATTTTTTCCGTTAATAAAGTATTCCTGTATAGAATAGGAATCTAATTTTTCATCCCCATCAACATACGACCTTACAGTAGCTCTATCGTTAGAGTTAGAATTTAAAACTATCTCGTAAACATCATTATTTTTTAATTTGATCTTTGACAAGACCAAACCGTATTGATTCCTACGAACACCTTTCAGCTTATCATTTATATTTAAGTTTATATAATTTGCATCAGTCAAATTAATATGCTCTATCTCAAAGTTATTTTCTATGAATTCCATTTAATAAAATTAATTATAATATTATAATAAACAAAAAAAACCCGCAGATAAATCCTGCGGGTCTTCGTGGTGTGGTTTGGGTTAAGGGTTACTTTTTGTTCATTTTGAGCTTTTGAATCTTTTTGTAAATATCAGCAGCCTTTTCATAATTCTCCCTAGCTGCATAGATCTTTTCTAATCTCTCAAGCTCTTCCAGAGTCTCTCCCTTGCTGATAGATTCAAAACTATATTTTATAGGTTTGACCTTGTTGGTAAAAGAATTGTCTTCTGGTTCGAAAACATTGTAAATCTCTCCCTGCTCATTATCCGGCTCCGGATCATTTACAATAGGTTTGGTCTTGATTTTGGTATTTGACTTTTTCTTTGCCGTACCAGAATCATTCTTTATGTCCTTCCACAATCCCGCACGGAATAATTCAATTGGACATGCTGGTCTTTTTAAACCCGTCAAATTAAATTCCTTCCTGATCCTTTCATATTCCTCCTCTTGCTTTTTGAAATTAAAAGGATTGCTATGCTCAGCTTTTACAAACTGACTGTGGATATGACAAGCTTTTGAGAATTCCTTGTCTTTCATCATCTTGTCTAAAACCTTTTTTCCAAACTCATCATTGTTGAGAATTTTGCCTTCGTAAGAACAAAAGATCTCCTCATGATTACAACGTTTGCATTTGAACAAAAGATATTCGCAGTTTTCACCCCAGAAGTTTATAGCTTCATTCTTGTGATCCAACATTTTACAAAGAATTCCCATAACTATATTTTTTAATTTAAATTATTAATATGAACCCAACAGAATAATTAGAGGCACCACTGTCAGACCAATTGTCAACCAAGTTGTTTTAGCAACATCCATGGTTCTCTCCTGCTTGTATACAGTTTTCGTATCCTCCACACGGAAATTAAAATTATATTCCTTTGTGGTACCACCAACAGTCATTGGCATGAACACTCCGAACTGATCACCTTTAGAAGTATAAGATGGTAATAGATCTTTCTTTTCCCATCCACCCGGAGATGAACCGTACTTACTGTAATAACCCTCTCTCCAATAAACATTATCCGTAGGTACAATTACATCGTCAAATGTCGTACCCGCAGGAATCACACTTGGAGGCTGTGCTTGATTGCGGTCAGTGAATTTGACTCCAGCATGCATCACCTTTCCGGGATTACCATTCTTAATAAACAATGATTCGTCCCATAGAACCTTGATCGTACTGGAAGATTGATTTCTCATAACCATAGAAATATCTTTCTTGCCAACAGCGAAAGAGGCAATGATGGTGGAATCAGTGTAAGTCAAAGCATCACCAGTGTCTTTGACATTTCCTTGCTGATCTACCAAGCTGAACTTGTAATCATTGTAAGGAACACTTTGTGTAGTATAGCAGCTACTCAAGCTTACTACACCAAAAAAAGCAATAACGTAGAAAATAGTGTTTTTCATTTTAGAAGTTGTTTTTAAATTGTTGTTAAATACTTATACGAGTTCAAATTTTTGTTTCAACCGACTAAATGTCCTACTCGAAATATTCAAAATACGAGAAGCACCATTCAATGTACCTTCACTTTCTAAAGCTGAAATCAACATGTCTTTTGTAATGTTAATCGTTGAATTGCGTTTACGCTTATTCTCTGGCTCTTCAACTTTGACATTTTTTGTCGAGACAATCTTCCAGCAACCAAACTTGCCTTCCTCGATTTTACCGAAACGGAATGTGTAACCTTCTCTTACACGACGAGCATATGCCATTGCTGAACCATATACATTTTTGTAAACTGGGTCTTTAATACTTTCTGCGTTAAAGGCCAAACAATCACCAATCTCCATATCCGCAAATGGATATTTAGGAGCACGTTTTGGCATCTTAGATGCAACTGTTTTTTCAGGTACCGGTAGGTTTTTAATGATTTCAAACATAGTTTTTAGTTTTAGATTTTTCAATTTAAACGTAATGTCTTATCACAAAGTTACATCTTTTTTTCTTCTTTTATCTTTTTTAGTTCTAAAAGACTGTTTTTTATCGCCACAAGTATTTCAATATTCTGTGTCTCGATCATGAATTCTACGAACTTGATCTGATTGTCTAAGTTCGGATCTATTTTTGGTATTTCCATCTTACTATTTTGCAGTTTATTTTACCGTATTCTTTTTTCTGAAAGTTACATATAAGGTTGTAAATGTTTCTTTGACCCATTGGATTATGACTATGTACAAATACCTTTTTTAACTCTTTATTGTTCCTTTTACAATAGTCAATTAACCATAAAGCACAATCATATCCAGTTTTAAATTTAAAAATCTCATATCTCGGATCTGGCGGATTCCTAAAACCCCCATTCTCAAAAAAGAAATTAGTATGCTCTAAATTTAAATCATGGTCAAAGGAAATAATCTCCGGAATACCATATGTTTCAATGTACTCCACAAAATCATCATAATCACGGACAATATAGAATATTCTTTTTAAATGAATAGGTGGCTCTCTGGTATCATCCAGAAATAACCACCTATCCGTTTCAAAAAATCTTTTTAATCTTTTAAATATTCTTTTTAGTTCTTTCATATATCACCCGTTGCTTAGGCTGCAAGCAGGTGAGAAATCTTGTCAAAACTTCCGATCTTATTCTTGAGCTTCTCCTTGGTCCTTAACAAGGTTACCTTCATAAGGCTTAGTCCAATGTTAAGCTTAGCAGCAATCTCATCATAACTCATCTCGTCAAAGTAATAATGAATGATGATCATCCTCTCTCGCTCATTCAAACCATTCAACAAGTTCAATACAAATTCTCTACGTATCCTCTCTGTAGACTTGGCTTGCATCAATTCCTCCGGATTAATATCTCCAGAATCCAACTGGTTCGAATACACTGTGCTGAATTCAGATCCCTCATCTCTGGTTTCCTGAATAGCGATCGATGCATTTCGATTGCTGTTAACTGGTTCGTTCTTATTCTTCCTTATATAATCTACGACGTAATTCTTGACAATACTCCACACCCAAGAATTAAAAGTATACTTGACCGAGTATTTGTCAATATTTAAATAAATTTTTGTCAAAATCTCTACAGTCAAATCATTGGCCAATTGCTGGTCTTTGACAGACATAAAACAGTGATACTGAATATAACGGTAATACCTGTTGTATATCACCTCATATGCATTCACATTTCCAGATTTGATTTCTTCTAGCATCTTAAGATCTTGTAGATCCTTATCTGCAAACTTGGCCTTTTTTTCCTTCCTTGAATTTTTCATGTTCCTCGTTGATTTATATTGTTTAACTTAATTAATAACTTAGAAGACAAATATCTGTTATTTTTATGACATAGACAAGCAATGTGAATAAATAATCTTTGTCTTTCCTAACTTGTTGATTTTTATATTGTTATATTTCTAACTTTTTTAACCATAATGTTAAAAACCTTGTCATATTGAGTCAAATGCCGTCATTTTATCCTAACTTCAGTCATCTTTTCTGATATTAAATGGCCTTTGACATCCAAAATATATGTAACTGGATACAGGTAATCTCCGTTTAATCTAATCCCGGGAAGAGCATTCCCCTCCATCAACGAATAATAAAATTCATAATCCTTATCATACTTATATCCATCCCGGAAAGGAATCTTGGTAAGAACATAACTGAATTGGTCAAAAGTCACCCATTTAATATTAGTCACAAATTCAGTATATCTTTCAAACATCGCTTGACCCTCCTGTCCATTTTTTAGCGTAACCAGACCCCAACCGTAAATATCATTATCTAGATCACCAGACTTCAACAAATAATCCATATCCGGGGAATATTTCCAAGAATACATTTTTTCATTGGATGACCGAGTATCATTAACATATACGGTAAACTGGTTCCCGGTATTTAAACTGACTCCAAAGAACCTGAAGTATCCATATTGTTTTTTATGTGATAGGTAAACAATATTATTTTTTGAATCATAAGCCTTGAATTCATAAGATTCAATATCATTATAAATCTCAGGATTGGTCAAATTCCTAAATACTATATTCATTCCGTCATCCGTCATTAACCTTAATTCAATAGTCTGATCAACTAATGTATCATGGAAAACTTTTGAATTTAAACTGTTAATAGGAGGAACCACCGGTCCCAGTCCAAAATTCATGGAATCCGGATTCGTTAACATGGACCTAAGACAAAGCTCATAATATTTATAAGGCTCCTTTTTGCTCATGTCTTCCCCGTCCACAAATTCGTGATCAACGTTCCTGCAGGTTGGGATCCTGAGTAAAAGAACCAGTATAATTAAAATCTTGCTCATTTATTGTTTTTTTACTTCCTTTACAATCAATACTAATATAACTAAAAAAGGTTTAAGAAAATTATATTTTTTTTCTTCAACTGAAATTTTACCCAAAAATGTAAATTATTTTTTAATAATCGTATATCTGAAATATTAAATCGACCTGTAACTTCCCGCAGGTCCCTTACGTTTAAATTCAAGATGACACTGGAACAAAAAAAACAAAATGAACTATTCTTCATAAGAATAATAGCAACCCTTAACGAAAATGGTGTTTACTGTTTTCCTGATGCGGGATCAATATTCACCAAAAAAAATGGCATGCTCGTAGGTACCGTCAAAGACCTCAGTACTGTCAAAGACCTCGTAACCCCGGAATTCTTTCAGAGGTATTTTACCATCCCTAATTATAACTAATGAAATATATCTATTATGAAAAAGCTCATGGGACTTGGACTGTAGGTTTTTATACCCCGGTAGGAAAATGGATCGAAGAGTCAAATTTCCACTCAAAACTAGAAGCTGCAAAAAGAGTCGCTTGGCTTAACGGGGAAAAAATCCCAACCTTTACTGAAGGGAATTTGACAGTAGAAGAACTTTTAAATTATATAGAAGATTTTCTATCCAACCCAGATTCCAGACAAAAACAAATTATGTTCTCTAGGTTAAAGAACATCCTTCGTAAAATTTCATCTGATTTTTATTACGTCGATCAGATCACTGAAAAGCATTTTATGAATACCCGGAACTCCGGAACCAAAACTTGGAATCTTTTTCTGGAAACCGTAAACAAAACTCAAAAGATCCGAATAGATTTAAAAGAGTCAGAAGAATTTAAATCACAAGATTAATTAATAAGCCCCCCTTCCTTAATCCCCGGTGTTTGGTCTTTGACCCACTGGGGATTTTTTATTGGTTGGATTTTTCTAATTCATTTAACATAATGTAAATTATAAGACACCCTTTTTTTGGATTTATCTAATACCACAAACAGTTGTTTTTTAACCCCTTATCTTTTGTTTAATTTTAAAACCCTCAGGTTAAACAACAGCCCCTTTTTAAATTTAAAATTTATTTTAATTTAATTATTTTTTTAATTAAAAATATATCAGCTTTTTAAATTTAAAATTACCTACAGTCAAAGTCCAAATTAAAAGTTTTTTTTAATTTAAAATTCCCACATTCCCCCACTTTTAATTTAAAATTTTTAATTTAAAATTATTACCACAGTCAAAGACCATCGTTAAATTCCAATTTTAAATCTAAAAGTTTCTTTTAAATTTAAAAGTTTCTATTGTTTTTTGAGGTATTTGACTGATTATCAACAAATTAAATTAAAAATTAATTTGGTATTTGACTTAAGTATTTGACTTTCACATAATTGGTTGAGAATTTTCTGGGAAAAAAATTAGAAAAAAAAATGTACAGAGTTGAAAAAAATGTATTTAAAAAATTAAGTGAACTATATCTACATTTTTTTGAGTACTTTATCCCACATTTTACCACTGTATCCCACAAAAAATCGATCATTAGGTTAAATTCCAGCATGTCTATACTTCTCCCTATCCAAAACAGCAAAAAATCGATGGTTGAGAAGAATGTAGACGGAATTCAAACCTGCATTTTTTGGTCAAAAAAAATTGGTCAAATAAATTAAATAAAATAATAAATAAATTATAAGTTCTCCCCATAGTAAAATACCAAAACAAACAATAATAAAATTAATTCTTTAATTAAAATCATCGGTAAAAAAATAATTAAATAAATTAATTAAATAAAAAAAACAAAGCTTAGCTCTCCCCACAAAAAAGAATTAATAAATAAATTAATTCAAAGTCAAATACCAATACGAATTAATTCAAAAAAAATAAATTAATTAAAAAAAATAGATCAGGAATAAATTCGGATAAATAGATGGTCAAATAACTTTTAAATTAAAAAGTATAGTTCTCCCTATGGATATCAACTTCTCCCTGTGTATATCTATCTCTCCCTGAGGTGTGGATAAGTTTGTAACTTTGTGAATAAAAAATACGTTCAAATACGAAACAAATATTTAAAACAAATTATGAAGAAGGAGACAAATTACCAAATGGAGCAGGAATCAAAAAAATGGACTGGCGAGGAGTTACTAGCTTTTTACAGAAGTTTTAGTTCGGGTAGTTTTCTGTATGCTGCTCAGAACGATCTGGAGATGAGTAATTACATTCATGCTTTGTCATATTACAAAAGGGCAGAGATCACCAAGAAGGTTCACTTTGAGGGAATCAGTAAGGAAATAATCAATACATCAATTTTGGCAGCACACGAGGGTTTCTTAAGGAATTTCGAGAACCGGGTAAATAAGGGGGATGAGAACCTTTTCAGTTATATTTTCAAGGACACGGAATTATATCAGAAGGGTGGAGTTTACAATACTGAGGAAGCGGTTTACGCCATGAGGGACGAGGTATTGGGTGGTTTAATAAACGAGTTTCTATATAAGTTGGGTACGAATATTTACAACATAGAATCGTTTCAAAGTCCTTTAAAGGATCTTATGAAGTACAATCCGGTAATTCACAAGGGGTCAAAGTACAATTGTTACAAGAACCACATTTTGACTGATCCGTTTGGTCTGATGGTATTTGGGAGTTCTATGTTATTCCAAGTAAAAATGGGTATGGAGGACATCAATGACTTTGACTCATTTTGCGACAAGTTCGATGAATTTCTAAGGGTTGTATTAAACCAAGCGGAGATTGGATTGGAGTCTGCGGTAATTGAGGGGGAATTCGATGGGGATATTAAAAGGATATTCGATGTGGTAAGTGGGAGGAACATGGAATTTTTCTTTCACAATTATGAATTGGTTTTTGACCAAGTTGCGAAATAATTAAAATAATTATTATATTTGTCCTTAATAAAAGAAATTATAAATTATTAAAAAAATAAAAAAGGGGTTATGGATATGAATTTCTTTATATTACTGGTAATATTAATAGTTGGTAGTTTAATTTATCTATCATGGGATATATACACTGTTCATGGAATAGGTGGGGTATTCTCGAAATTATTTTCTTGGGAGGAGCGATTACGTTTGGAATTAAAGATAGATAACAGGAATTGGGACAGACTTGAGATGGGTGAAAAAGAAGTCATCAAGAACATTTATTTCACGGCAAAGTCACATGGGGTCAAATTCAATATTTCCAACGAGGAAAAGATAGGATATCCACCTGATGGTAAAATGATGGTATCTGGATATTTCATGGGTGACGAGAATGGGAATCAACCGGAATTGGGATTAGCTGTTGGTGGTTCAAAACAGGATTGGTTATTGATTTTATTACATGAGTCTTGTCATATGGATCAGTGGTTAGGAAAATCTTCTATATGGTCAAATGGTCAATTAGCGGGAAAGGATGTATATGATTTACTGGAAGAGTGGATAAATGGTAAGGAGTTACAGGGTTGGGAAATCCATAAGATAATCAAATCCTGTATAGATATAGAATTGGATTGTGAGAAAAGGACTGTGGAGAAGATTCGTAATTATGAATTATTGAATATAGATAGGGTTGAATATATTCAGAAGGCAAATTCCTATATAATGTTTTATGGGGCGATTTTAAAGAAAAGGAAGTGGTATGTAAAGGCTCCTTATATTGAAAAGAATGTATGGATGAGGATGCCAAAGGCATTTTTAGAGAAGAGTAATTACATTGATGTTAAATCTGAGTATATGGATTTATACGATCAGTATTGTTATTAGGGGGGGTAGACAAATAATTTAAAGTTTTTATATAGAAATGAAAAATGTAGTAGATTTAAATGATTTAGCTAAAAGGCTAAAAAGACCATACAAGATAGGTATTAACCTATGCTTGTTTTTTATTTTAGGGTCATTAGGGATGTCACTATTTTATATTAAGGGGGGTGAATCCTTTATTTTCTTAGCAATTGCATTTTTAGCGTTATTTTTATCGCTTTGGTTTAGGAAAAGGTTAAAATACATAGAGGACAAGATTTATCTATGGGGTACTGAGGATGCTTGGAATTATTTTAGGGGTAAAAAAAAATAAATTAAAATAAAATAAATTAAGAAATGAAAAGGTTAATCAATTTAATTTTTGCTATTTTTTTATTGAATTCTGGATTTCTATATGGTCAAAAAGCCAAAAAAGTTGCTACTGGGGTAATTGGATTTGACACTCCTGAATACTTGGTTACTTACGAGGTAATTCCATTTGTCAAAAAAAATGACTGTAATTATCCAAAAAACAACACGATAATATTCGAGGTTCCAACGACTCAACAGTATTATGAATCAATCAAGATCAATCAGGAGGTAACATCTTGGTTTAGGGTATTTGGGGATGATGGGGGAAATGTATCTGGGAACATCATTGACAAAAACAAAGAGAGGTGGAAATTGATAATTGTAGGTAAAAGGATAATGAGTAAAGAAGAAATAGAATAACAAAAAAAATTAAATTTTTAAAAAATGGAAAAAAATAATAATAATCTTAGTTTGAATGCGAAAATATTCTTAATGGTATTTTCATGTATTTTTATAATCGGATCATGGTTTTTCATATTTAAGCCAGTCAAAGAACGAAACGATTTAAAGATAGATGATCTGTACAAATATTCTTATAATGAGGATAATCCTTTTGAGAAACCTTATATCAGGTATTACAAGGTAATAGATATAAAGGACGATTATGTTTTATATATTGATACGGTAGATGGTGACACGATGAACATGAAAATCAGGAGTTTTCTTATTGGGACGGAAAAATTAGATTAAAAATAACGATATGATTCTTGAAGAGATGGGTTGTCCATTTGAGTTTGCATTTAAAGAATTATTATCTGGATGCAAGAAGATGGCAAATGAATATTACCCAGATAGTGTTTTTCTATTTTGGGGTGAGCATTGTTATTTTCAGATTGATAACGAAAAGAAGATTTTTTGGCTTTCTCATTTTGATTTTGACGAAATGGTAAAAAACAATGATTTAAGTGAATATGAAGTTATGGAAGCGATAGATATGATAATTAATAATTATGAAGACAATAAAGACAAGGAGAGGTTAGAAATTATGTGTTGGGGGGAATTGAATTCCTCTATGTTAAAAATTGAATATGCTAAAGGAAATTTTAAACCATTATAAAAAAATAATTTTATAAAATGAAAACTTACACTATTATCGGAAAAACTCAATTAATTGAGTATGTTACTTACACAGTAGAGGCAGAATCTGAGGAAGAGGCTTTACAAATCGTTATGGATGGTGAAATAGACGACAATGATGATCATTGGACCAGAGATGTTGGTGGTGGCCCTACTTATGAAATTAAAAAATAAAACAAACAAAAAGTCAAATACATGGAAAAGAAACCTTCATTAAAAGTTTATTTTACGGAAACAGAAACTCATTTTACGCAAAAATATGCGGTAATTGTTAATGAGGATACGCATCCAGAATTAAAAGGTATGAATATAGAGGAGATGAAAAAATATGTAGAAGAGAATATTTCTAAAATGAAAGCGGTTAATTCAGAATACTCTGCTAATTTAGAGGATGAGGTGATGTATGCGGAGGAAGAATGGAATAGATATTACAACGAATCCAGTCAAACTGTTATTGAGGAATTGACTGAAGAGGATTTGGTGCAAAATAACAGAGAGGAAGATGAGGATGATGAAGAAGATGAAGATTAAAATAATTTATAAATAAAAAAACTACAAAAAAATGGCAAAATATAAATTGATTTTATCTGGTTGGGAACTTGAGGCTTCTGCACATTCTTTAACTCAGGATGAGTATGACGAAATAATTTCTTCCAAAGAAGAAAATGATTTTGAAAGTTTCCATGATATGATGGATGAGCTTGAATATATCTTAGAGGATTATTTCCGATGGGATACTAACCATTTTACTATTTCCTGTGCGTTTTTATATGAAAACGACACTTATTTCAGTGTTTTGGATGAGAATGATGTTGAAGTCTTATCATTTAAATTGTGTGATATAAATCACGATTCTGAGAAATTTGAGGAAGTTGAAAGGGAAGAGTATGATGCTGATCCTGAAACTTGTGGTCACGATTATATTTTGTTTGCCTCTGACAGTAACAAGGGTCAAATATATGGTTGTGAATTTGAATCAGATGAAGTTCCCAAAATCGAGGATTTTGATTATCTAGACAATTACATAAATACTCCGGAAGGAGAAATAGATATTCTTGAGGAAATATATTTCAAAGGAGAAAAATTAGAGAAGAATTTCGACTATACTGATACTAGAGGAAAATCTTCTGAAACGGATATATTCATAAAATAAAAGAAAAAACCATGAACAAACCTGAAGGATTTGAAGATTGTTTATCTTCATTTGGACCAATGATTTATGATTCTTATAGTGGAGAAACTATAAGTTGGGGATTTAGAATCACAAGCCATATTGGAGAGGAGCGATTTTCTTCATTATCAAAATTTGGTGGTTTAAAATGTGTTTATCCAAATTGGTTTTTAATAACCAGAAACTTAACTGCTGAAGAGGCGATACACTTATATGGTCCAATTACAGAAATAGAAAGAGGTCCACGAGGAGGTTTCAAATCTGTAACATTCGGGGACAAGAAATTCAAAACAAAATTAGATGGTTTATGATACAATATGAGGAAAGATCAGTTTATAGAAATAACTGAATGGCAGAAAAAAACTTTCAGTAAATCGACTTCTTTGTCAAAGATCTCACATTTAAAGCAGGAATTAGAGGAATTAATTTCTGATTTAAAGGATAGGTCTGAAAACAGGAGTTTGGAGTTCGCTGATTGTTTTTTATTGTTATTTGGTGCAGCAGCTGCTGACGGAATGAGTTACGAAGATATTTGTGATTGCATAGATGAAAAGATGAAAATAAATTATCAGAGGAATTGGGGTAAACCTGATTCTGATGGTGTTGTTAATCATTTAAAACAATAATGTTGTTAACTGAAATAAGAACTGATGCTGAATACGAGTTTTTAAAATTATGGAACTCGTGTGAATGGATGACATGGGATCGTTATCCTGAATCTATATTTATGGTTTCAGAAGGAGAGGTTTTATTCGAGCAGGATTGGAAAAACAATTATTTATATTGTAAATATACAAAGGTATGGTCTTTATTTGAATTAGAGTTTGGATATAACAACATGCAAATCAACGATATGATCTCAGATTTACTAGAAGAGCATTTAAAAAATGAGGTATTGACACCTTTTCATTTCAGTTTCAAGCCACTGCACGGAATAGAAGAGCATTTCAAAAAGGGGGTATTGACACCACCTGTGATGGAAGTGGGGGTGGTGGAGGTGGTGTCCGTTCAATTAGAAGAGCATTTCAAAAAGGGGATATTAACACCTACACATGAAGGTGGATACAGAAATTCACAACTGGAAGAAAAAATGTCAAAAGGAACATTAAAACCATTCGTAGGTTCCTTAATTGACCATTTTGAAATAATTGATAAGTTAAATCCGGAAAATGCTCCAACAAAAATTATAAAAAAAATTATAAATCGTTCGGATAATGTAATAAATTAAAGAAAATCAAATTAAATTTTAATTGCATGAAAATTTTATTTAAACAAAAAGAAGAATCTTTTTTATGGTATAACATTAAATGTTTTTGTTTATTGTTATTGGGGTTTTTATTAATTACCTCCTGTTTTACTCCGCAATCTGGGTTATCTACATATCAATCCAAGAATGTGGTAAAATTCTCTAAGAAAAAGAATTATCGTCCGAATAAGGGTAAAAATGGTCCAAAATATGTTCGTCCGGGCAAAAGAGGTGAATTGTATCATCCAGCAGTAACAAAAGAAACACGAAAAATTAAAAAAAGCGAAATTCGTCGTCAAAGAACTGGGGGAAATTAAAAGTATAATTTATTTAAAATAAATAAAACACATCATGAAAAAGAAAAACATAATTAAAGTTGATTTAAGCGGTTGTAAAAACTGGAATGAGTGTATGAAGGTAATTGAATTAGTGTCATCAGGTAAAGTTAAAATTACAGTAGAAAAGTTATGAATAAAGAACAGATTATTGATGAGGTTTATAATAATTACTTCATTAAAAAAAGTGTTGAAAGAGGGTCATTTGGAATTAGTGGTTTAATATTATCAAAAGAAGAATTCATCGATAAATGTAAAACCGATTCCGAATTCTCTGAAAAATGGGGACTAAAGATTGAAGAACGAGAGTTGAGTTTGGAAGAAAGAATGGACTTATCCCGAGAAAAACGGCGTACCTACTGGAATTGGCCATATTGGAGCTTTGAAGAAATGGAATGGCATTTGACGAATGAATGGAATATCCCAACAAAACTAATCACACTAACATACAAAGATGAAAAAATAGAAATTTATGAATAAAGAAAAATATAACCAGATTATTGATGAAGTATATGATTTTTATTGTAAATCATTTGAGAACCAATCTGAAATAGAAAGATATTCTTTTGATACAAATCCAATGACTAAAGTTATGTTTGTTGAAAAAATTAAAAATCTTGATTGGTTCTCTGAAAAATGGGGATTGAAGATTGAGGAAAGAGAGTTGAGTTTGGAAGAAAGAGTAGATTATAAAAAGAAAAGAGATGGTATTGCTCGAACTTTTGCACCATATACCCATCAAATATTAGATGGTTCCAACATCCCAACCAAACTAATCAAAATAACATACAACAACGAAACAGTGGAAAGTTATGAATAAAGAACAACAAGAATTATTGGATGAAGCGTATTTGAATTATTATTATTCTTGTATTAGAGAAACAAAAAAACAAGAACGCGAAATGATTGCAAAGGGTGGTTGGTTAACATTATGTTTAACACCATTTTTTGAAAAGAAAGAAGAATTCATCAACAAAATAAAAACCAATCCAGACTTTGCCAAACAATGGGGTGTTACTATATACACTGTAGTTGAAGATGGAAATATTAAAATAGGGGTTAATTACAACAACAAAACAATAGAAAGTTATGAAAGGAGCATTGACAAGAAATAGTGAAGGTGTCTGGATGGTAAAGTGGTCCGACCTGCATTCTTTTGGACACGGAACGCATTGGATGTTTACGGAATTATCACCTGATTCTAATTCAATACATTTTATCAAAGATGGTGAAATAAGATATAAAACTTTAGAGGAAGGTGAAAAAGTTGAATTTGAAATGGTAACGAGTGGGTATGATGAAAAAAATTTTACGCCATTTAGGTATGCTAAACTAATATTTCCGGATGTTTACGAATTCCAAAAAGAAGAATGGATCAAAGAATACGTTATTAAAGGAAATATTTTATTTTCAATAGATGAAATTTCAACAATACGTGATGGTGGAACGATGATGTTGTTCAACCGTGGTATGAAACAGAAACCGTTCTACATCCACAAGGACAATTGGACGCTGCATAACGATTATCCGACAACAGATGAAAATATGGTAAAAGATAAGGCGACTCAGGTTTACATATTGGATAAATTGGAAAAATATAAGAGAGATTGCGAATTTAACCTGAACGAAGTTGATAATATAATTGAAAAAGTGAATATGTCATGAAAGGAGAAATAAAATAATCGAACACTTTGAAAACCATATGAATAGTTGATAATTAAAAAAAAAATTCATGAACAGATTTTTGAAAAAGAAATTAACCTATAATGGTTTGGGAAAACTATCTTCAGAATTAGAAAAAATAAGTCCGGAGGATAGTGCTAAAGTTGCATTAGGCATCCAGATGGTTTTTGAAAATTTTGATTGTGAACCAAATGGCGGGATAATATTTGACATAATAGATTATCTAAATTACAAATCAATTAAGACTGAAAAAAAAATTCATAATAAATCATATAATGAAAAAAACAAATAAAGTAGTTGTTATTGATAACTTATCAATGGTAGATAAAATAAATTTATCATGGAAGGAGAAATGATCAAAAGGGGCGATGTTTGGTTCGTCCAATATGAAGATTACGGAGGTTGGGGTTTAACGGAGATTGTGAACCGTGAAATACCCTTGCATCCGGATAATCTAGAACAGCTAAAAATATACGATAGGGTGTTCGACCACATTGAAAGCAGGATAATGTCAAACCCCAAAGTCAAATTCGACTTAGTAGAGATTTCTGATGAGAATAATGATAAATCTGAAACAACAAAAACATTATGTGCAAAAGTACATAACTTTTAATTTATGAAAATATGGCATATCAGTGATACCCACACTTTACATGGGTTTCTCAAAATTCCTGATGGTATTGATATGATTATTCATTCCGGTGATGTTTCAAATCCATCAAGTCCCTATTTGAATGAACCGGAGGTATTAAATTTTTTGGAATGGTTTTCTAGTTTAGATATCAAATATAAAATATTTGTTGCCGGAAATCACGATACCAGCATCGAAAAGAGGTTGGTAACTCCGGGCCAAATACACGCTAAAGGAATTATCTATTTAGAAAACTCTTCAACACAGATTGGGGGAATAAACATTTGGGGCACACCATGCACACCTGAATTTGGTGTAGGTTGGGCATGGAATAGGAAACGTGAAAAGATGTTCAAGGTTTGGGATTCAATTCCGGACGATACTGATATTGTAATTTCTCACGGACCACCAAAAGGAATTTTGGATTTGACAATTGATAGGAATAATAATTATGATTTGTGTGGTTGTTCAAACATGAAGAAGAAGATGTTGGAATTACAACCTAAATTATGTTTGTTCGGTCACATTCATAATTGTGGAGTAATTACGAATGCTGGTACAAAACAAGTGTACGGATGCAGGACAATATTTTCCAATGGAACTTGTGTGGAGGATGGAAAATTTGATAAGGGTATTACATCTCATGGAAATATTTTAGAAATATAAAATAAAAAATAAATTATTATAATCATGAAAAAGAAAATAACATTCAAATTATTCAAGGAAATTTTACTTTCACACAAAAGAAGTATTGTTTTAGCGTGGCTATTTTATTTTTTATTATCAAACTTCGGAAGTACACCTTACAAAACTTGGTGGCTTTTAATTATTTCCGGAGCTTTTTCTTTGATTTTACATATTTTTATTTCGTTGGCAATATTAATATTCAAAAAAGAAGAAATATGAAAAAAATATTTATTGCAATAAGTCTACTATTGATCTGTTTCATTTCGTGTAGTGAACCTAATGTTCCGGTTCAAAAAACAAAATATATTTTAGAAGGTGGTAATCATGTCGAGATAGTGATCATAGATAGTTGTGAGTACTTGTATGGTCCTTGGGGAAATGCAACGGTATTGACACATAAGGGAAATTGTAAAAATCATACAAAATAGGATTTTAAATGGAACAAGAGGAATTCCAAAAGTTATTTGACTTACAGAAAGAAGTTATCGACTTGCTCAATAATATTGTCAAAATACAGGAAGCGGAATTAAAGGAAAAAGACGAAATTATTGAACTTCGAAAGAGAACAATAGAACTGGAAAAGGTGATACCATTTACAAAGATGGTAATAGTATAGTGACTAAAAACATTATTAACGTAACATTTAAATAACCTATGGAAACCAAACAAACCGCAGTTAATTGGCTCACAGAGCAAATTAAAAGTGACCAAAAACAAAAAGCATTATCCGCAAGTGAATGGATGCAAGTAATTGACCAAGCCAAGCAGATGGAGAAGGAGCAGATGTTTGACTACATTAAAAAGAATTATGTTAATGGAGAACATTCACTGAAGTTCCACAAAGAAGAATTTGAACAATACTACAACGAAACGTATGGAAAAGAAACAGACCGCTATGACACCAAAAGAAAAAGCTGAAGAGTTGCTTGATAAAATGAGCATACAGACTTATAAATATCAAGAGTATGCGGGTGCAAATTATAAAACTTGTGAAATAGGATATGAAGGAGGTAAAAAATGTGCCTTAATAGCAGTAGATGAGATATTCAGGAATAATACTGATGAATCTAAACATGACTATTGGATAAAAGTAAAAGAAGAAATAGAAAAGTTATGAAACTATATACTAAAGAAATGTTTTTAATTGCAGCAGAAAAATGCGAAGTATCAATGATAGATGCTAAACATATTATCAATTATATTGATGAATATGTAACCGCCATTGAACTACCAACTGATGAGGAACTATTCAACCAATCTATCTTAGCAATGGAAGAAATGTATGGTAGTGGCTGTGATGCAGAAATAGATGCTTACTTCAGAGGTGCTAAATGGATGCAAAAACAACTAAAAAAATAACCTATGGAAAAAAAACAGACCGCAGTTGAATGGCTATTTGAAAAGACAAATGACTTATTAATTGATTTTACTGAAGGCAATATATCGGCAGCACTCTATGGTATTAGAGCTACTGAATATAAATATAAAGCCAAAGAAATGGAGAAGGAGCAGATAATGGAAGCAGTATCATTTGGAGATTGCAGGGGTAGAGTTACTACATATTTAACAGATGAAGAATATTATAACGAAATCTATGGAAAATAATTGCTCAACATTCAACATGATGCATTTTGTCTTGCCAATATTTACAAGCATTTTGTTAATTTTTGCTTTATATATCTCGTTTATAGCAGTGACGAACACCATCACTGGAATAATGAACCGCAATCAATTACAGCTCAACAAAACGACTTGGCATGTTTTGATCGCTGCGATTCTTTGGGGACTATTTTATTATTTCAACTCTACCAAATAAGAAAAATGAAAAAGATATTATGTTTTTTTGGCTGGCATAAATGGGTTGCTTCATTACAAGATTACATAGATGAATTCGGAGCTGTTCCTGAAAACGGCAGAATATCTTCTAAAGCAAAATGTTCCCGGTGTAATAAAAATTATAAATAAAATAGTCAGGTGGCGGAATGGTAGACGCACTATCCGAGGTCTTTCAGCGTATTGTCGCGGTATTCAGGATGAAAGGCGTACAGGTTCGAATCCTGTCCTGACTACAAACATTAAATCAGACACACTATGACACCAAAAGAAAAAGCTGAAGAGTTAGTAAGCAGATATAAAAGAGAAATACTAAGGGGAAAGTATCGCATTGATGGATTTGTAATTGAAGAACTAGCTGAAGAATGTGCATTGATAGCTGTGGATGAGATAATCAAATTAGATGTGTTTGATTGTAATGATGAATGGTCTTATGAAGATTGTGATACAAGAGAATATTGGAAACAAGTCAAACAAGAAATAGAAAAGTTATGAAAAGGCCCGGAGATTTTTTTAAAGGATTTGTAGTAGGTGTATTATTTTTATATTTAATATTTAAATTATTTCACCACTGTCAATGAATCCCAACAAACCATTTAAGCCTGAGGAGTACATAACCTGTGCTGCAATATGGTATAAGGATTTACCCAATCAAGTTTATCCACCGAAAAATATTGATAAGGGTATTGTGGTTTGTGGTCATAGACATGCAAATTGCATAGATATAGTCAAATCCCTTTCTGAATTAAGAACTGTTAGATTTTCACCAGATGGTGTTGGAGAAACTGAGCAGGGGTTTATGACATCACAGAACAGATTTGTTAATAGATTAGAAGCGATGGAAATAGCAATAAAAGCTGGGCAGGTTTATAGAAATTTCTTGTCAAATCCCATGATAGGTTTATTCAGTGAAGATTTATATTAAAAAAAGATCAAATGAAATTTAGAATAAAAAAAATAATTCACGATGTTGCAGGTAAAAATTGCAAAACAGAATTTATAATTGAAAAAAAAATATTTTTAAAATGGGAAGAAATACGGAGAAAAGAAATATCTTCAGAGAGAATATCTTTTGCAACCCAAGAAGAAGCAGAAAAATATTTAATAAATAAATACACAGGACATGGCGAGATGCAAGTGTTGGGAAATTTGTATATTTACAAAAAATACTCTTATAATTTTTGTTAATTTATGAAAGGAACTTTAAATAAAACAGATCGTGGTTGGTTTGTGAATTACATTCACTATAATTTTCCCCCTTTGAATTATAAAGAAGAAAAATTATCTTTACCATTACATCCAACAGATGTTAAAACCTGTAATGATTACGGTGATTATTCCGTTGATTGGGAAGGTAAAGATGTTGAGTTTGAAATTATAAAAGAATATATTGATTCTCACACAAACCAAGTTCAGGCTTACGCAAAATTAAAATAAATAAAATAATGATATTAAACTTTAGAACAAAATGGTTCAAGTTAAGATTTGTTTTCCGGCACCGCTGGGAGAAAAAACTTGAGCATTATGAATCATTCAGAATGAGAAACAACTACGAACTCGGTTTGTGGTTAAAAACATATAAGGCTGTTGGTAATGCCAAAGGCACTTTAAAATTTATTTTTAGCGATGATAACCACGTAAGGGGATATATGTTGGGTTTAAATTTAATTGTTTGTAAAATGTGGGTTGATATCAGTGGACCAACTCTTGAATTAGGTGTTGATAAAACAAAAAAATAAAAACCATGGAATGGATCTATAAACCAAAAACGGATAAACAATTATCTGATTGGTACAAGTCAAAGGTCAGAGAAAAGAAATCCGGATTCTTGAGTTATGAGGATTTCCGTGATTGGTATGATAACAAACCCAAGTTTTGTCACTACTGTGGTTTGACGGAGAAGGAAAGTCAAATGATTGTTCATAGGGGATTATTAACTTCTAATAGATTTCCCATTCATGGAGAAACTAGAGCCGGAGTTAATCGTGGATATTGGCTAGAAGTGGACAAGAAGAATCCTAAAGGAATTTATTCAAGAGAAAACTGTGAATTGACTTGTTATTTCTGCAATAATGATAAGAGTGATGTTTTCAGTGAATCTCAGTATAAAGAATTCAAAAAAGACCGAGTTGGTTTTTTGAGAGAATTAATAAAATAAAAAATGAGCAAGCCAATATTAATAATAAAATTTCCACACACCGAATCTCAATCGCAGATATTAGAAATGAAAGAATCTGGCGATAGAATTTCTGAACAATTAACTGATTATCATGTATTGTATCTTATGGATAACAGAAGAGATGAATTAGAATTTCAGTGTTTAAATTCACCTCATGATGAAACTGAATTCGAGCAACTCAAACAAGAGTTATTAGAGAGTTTTAATTTTAAAAAAAATAACATATGAACTCAATTTTAGATAAAATGTCCTTATCAGATTTGATTTTACTCAAATCCAAATTAGAGGGAAAATTACTTCAGAAAGAACAATGGGTCAATGGAATGCGTGGTTGGGATGATATAAATAAATTCAATCAAAGATTTAATGAATTTCAAAAAGATTCAGATCATGAAAGAATAAAAATCGTAAATCAAAGAATTGATGCAATTATCAATTTTCCTTTACCTAATCAACCGGATTCTGATTTACTTTCAAGTGACAGGAATGAAAAATTGAAATTTGATAAAGAGACTGCAGAGGGTCTTTATCGTATACTCTGCGGATTGAGTCGTAGTTGCTACGAGAATGCAGAAGTTTATGATGAGGCAACACCTGATATGAAAAAAGCATACGAAAAAATACTTTCATGGGGCAGGGATAATTGTGTTGACATGAGAGGTTAAAATTTTTGTTGTGATTAATATTGTAAATATCTAATATGGAAAATAAAAAAACTGCAATTGATTGGTTTATGGAAAATTTGCCGGAGAGATTAAGAAATTCTATTAACAACGGATATAGTGATACTTTAATCAAGGCAAAAGAATTGTTCCAAGAGCAAGTTGAGGAAGCTTATTGGGATGGGGGTCAAGATGTTCCTGTACATGGAAACAGTTGTAAAAAATATTATAACGAAATTTATGGAGATGTTTCTTAAATTTTAATCTAAAAAAATTATTATTTGAATAACAGATATGAAAAAATTATTTATGTTCCTTTTAAGGAGATATAGCAACACAGAATCTGAACGCTTAGAAATATATAAACAGCTTTGGTACAAATTAAAAGAAGATTATCCAGAGCAAAATGTTTTTGGAAACTTCTATAATATGAACGTTGAAATTCTGATGTCAAATCCCTTTTTTATCATTCGTGTACAATCTGATGCAATTGATGATTTAAAAAAACTAAAAGAAGGTATGTCACAATCATTTGACGATAGTATTGAATTCATAAATAAAAAATAAAATAATTCATGAAATGACACCCAAGGAAAAAGCAGAACAACTATACAGGGATGCAATGATGCGTTGGTGCTATGAGCTGTCTCATCATAAAAATGTAGCAACTGCAAAAAATGCTGCTGAATATGTTTGTGATCAGATTATAGAAAGTAGGAAAGATGATAGTCGATTTGATGATACTTTGAATTCAACTTCATCGGTATATTATACACCACACCCTATGTATTTGACTTATTGGAATCAGGTTAAAGAGGAAATATTTAAAATTAATATTAACAATTATGAATAATAGGACTTTTGCTGAAATAGAATTAGATATTATATCTAAAATAAATCCAGATTTTGATATTTTATCAATCAAAAATGAAATATTAAATCTCTGCAAAAAATTTAGAGATTCAGGACAAAGTGGTGGTTCAGCACCATATACTGCTGGTTCCATAATTCATGAAATAAAAAATAAAATTTCTAGTAATATAGTTTTAGAAATAGCTAAAGATCCGGATTCTTTAACTTATGAATTCACAGAGGAAATCAATTCAATAGTTGAAGTGATTAAGACAAAATCAATTAATGATTTTGATCATTTGATTGAGTCGATTAATAATCTACTATTGTTTCATCCTATTGCACCTATAACTGGTATGGATGATGAATGGGGTGATGTAAGAGAATTTGGTGATGGTAATTCATGGTATCAAAACAAAAGGTGTTCAGCGTTATTTAAAGATGGAAAAGATGGTAAACCTTATTATATAGATGCAATAATTAAAAGGGATCAAAATAATGTATGTTGGAGTGGATTTGCTTGGTTAAGCGAAGAAGATTATAAGAATGGAGATAGAAGTAAAATGGTCGGCAAAAAAGGATATATAAAATCATTTCCATTTACACCTAAGACTTTTTATGTTGACGTTAGGGACGTGGAGGTTGCCAAAGATGATTGGGAATCTTTTATTGTTGATCCTAAACAGTTGGAAGAGATTTGGAATTACTATGATATAAAATAAAATTAATAACGGTCAGGTGGCGGAATGGTAGACGCTAATCACGGAAACCTGATGAGGTAGTGAACGCAAGTGAAAGATATCTGCGGATATCATACAGGTTCGAATCCTGTCCTGACTACAAAACAAATTATTATGGAAACATTTTATCCTGATGAGCATAATAAACTTGGATACAATCCTTGGTACTATTATTATTATTATGAGTTAATCAAGAAGAAAAAACCTTGTTTACCCGGAGATTATATTCATCTTCATAGTCGGGAAGGTTGTTATAAGGTTTATTATGTAAATATGTATAAGTTCGCCATAAAAAAAAATGGTAATTTTTTATATTTACCTTGGCATTGTTTCAAATGTTTGAAAGGTGAAGGAACAAGTCCAGAGGCAATTCTAAAAAGAAAAAAGAAAGTAATAAATTCAATTGAGGTTTTTTTAAAAAAATATATTTATTAAACATAATGGAAAATTTAGAACAAAAGTTAAGAGAATTAAAAGAAAAAGGTGATGAGTTGTTAAGAAAAGCTGAGGAGTTTGATTCTTCTTTGTTGGTTGATCCCAACACACCTGAAAGTATTAAAGAATATATTAGAAGTAAAAGAGAAGAAGAAAAAAAGCCAGAACCTTTTGATGGATTGATAATCAGCAATAAGATAATAGGTTACGATCCAGATACATTTAATCCAATTTACGAAAACAATCAATAAAAAATGGATACTAAATGAATAATTGTTTGAAATATGAATTTTTTTTGGTTTTTATAAAAAAATAAATTATTTTAGATAATAATAAAGAAAAGTATTTATCACTTATAAAAACATAAATAAATGAAATTATGGTTAACAAGGCAACGGAATGGGTTATATATGCTCACCGTCAAAGAACCAATCTTCACAAAGGTTGATGGTCGTGATTTTGAAGATGCTTATATTGTACCCGGAGAACCCGTAGGAATGAGAAATTTTTGCGATTTGATTCTCAAGGTTTTAAACATAGAAACTCCCTTAAAAAGAGGCGAAAAGATACAGGTTGAGTTGTTTGGGAATATAGTTTAAATTTAAAAAAAGATTTAAACATTTTATTGTTAAAATAATTGCATTAAATTTTTAATTTATTAGATTTATTTTGTATATTTTTGTGAAATAATTTTATCATATGAAAAATGAAACGATTTATAAACTGGTAATAATAACATTATTATTTTACGTTATTTTCTCAGGATTTATCAATTATAATTTTATTAAAAAAAATAAATCCTTAAAGGCAGAAAAAGCGGAACTGGTTGAACAGGTAAAAAACTTGGATGATCAAGTTAATATTCTAGAAAATGAACTTCAGCTCAGGGAAGACGAGGTTTCTTACTGGGGAATGAAATACGACTCTATAAAAGCATCTTTAAGAAAAAAATAAAATGGCTAGATTAGAATCAAGATACAGAGAATATCTTACTGATTTATCTGAAAATGAAATACCAATAAGCAGGGAAGAGTTTCTCAATAAATTAAGAATTGATTCTAATTTTAATAGATCATATGGAAAAAAATTGACTAAACCTTTGGGATTAGACGAGAGACTTCAGATTGCCTATCCAGACAAAGAAGAGAGGATAGCTACTCTCATTTTCATGGGTACAAGAAACATGAAAATTTTACTTAATAAACTCAAGATACCAACAAGAAAAATAGTTGCATTAGAAAAAGATTTAAAATTTTTTTTAGAGAATTAAAATATGAAACAAATATTTTTAAAATTAAAATCAAATAAACAAAATTTGGCAGGTTATTTTTTTATTCTTGTTTGGATTGGAACTTGTTTGTTAATATATTCACTGTTTGGTAATTCATAGCAAATGATAAATTCAGAAAAAAAAATAGTTTCTTTCGAAGATTTAAGCAAAGAAATTATAAATGATCCTGTTCTTTTTAAGAAGTGGTTTATAAAAGCTTATATTATTAATTTTAATCACAAGCCCGAAATTACTTTTGATGAGATTAGTGATATAATGGTAGGTCAAAATAAAGATGTTTTAAAACTAATGAAAGACATTGCTCGGGTTGTTTCTTTAGTTTATAATGGAGAAGATCTTTCTGATGAAATTTTTATCCAAAGCAGAAATGGAAGATATTGTCAAATGAGAAGAGTGACTTCTTATATTATGTGTAAAAAATTAAATTTTTCTGTTTCTTTTATAGGAAGATTGATGTCTAAAAATCATGCTACAGTAATTTATCATTGCAAAACTGTAAATAATTGGCTCGAAGTAGATAAAAAATTTAAAATTAAGTTTGATCAGATTATGGCGAATTTAAAAGCTAGTGAAATGATTTTCTGTTAAAACTTGATAAACAAAATGGAGAAAGAAAAAAAACCTGACATCGTAGTTTGGGATGAGGAAAAGGGATATTACGCAAAAAATCTTCCTTATGCATCAGACCTTGGAGCACCAGCAATAAAAGTTGATGATGTTAAGGGTTGGAGACAAAGAGAGGTAGTTAACGCAAATCACGTTTTCGAATCCAAGTTTAATGAGATAAAGGCTGAGTACGAAAAATTAATTTTAGAATATGATTTAAATCAATTCATTTATTCTAAAGTAGAGTATAATTTTATACCAGTTGTTGGTCACACTTATCATTTATATAAAAAAGAAGATGAAAATTATTTTTTATCTTTAATCGAACCAAGTCAATGGAAAAAAGAATTTATTTTTACTGTAAGGTTGAATTCATCTAATAAATGGGTTAAAATAAATTAAAAACATGGCAACACTAGAACTTAATAATGAACAGTTAAGATTAATTCAGAAAGCTTTAGATCTTTATTCTAGAATAGGAATACTTCAATTTGATATGATATTAGAACATCCAACAATTGAAGATCTTATAATTAATCGTAATACAACTAAGAAAGATTTAGAAATTGGAGACAAAACTATGAGGGGTGAAATAGTTGAAATGACCAAGAAAAAAATTAAAACAAAAGGATCTTGGGGCAAAGGAGAAGAAATTAAAACTTGGACTGATGTTGAAAATGTCAAATTGTCTCCAGATTGGAATTCTGTACATTTTGATAGAGATGAATTCAGAAAAAAATGTAATGAATTAAAGAAAATAGTTTCTGGTGAAAATTTTGGAACACATGGAAACATGGGAATTTATAATCCAAAAGTTGATCAAAGTGCTAGAGATGCTTACGATTTAGTTCAAGTTATCAGGCATGAATTCTGGAAGGCAAACCCTAACAGGTCTTCCATTACAGTTGATTCATCTGTTCACATTAATTCAAAAAACAGTAATATCAAAGTTCAAATAGATAATTAATAAATTTAAATCATTTCATAAAATCCCGATCAAATAAATGGTCGGGATTTTTGTTTTCTATAATTTTTAAGTTTATTTTTATTCCATAAAATTTTATAAAATGAAATACACTATTGATTTGAACAAAGTTTCATTAGGCGACATTAATTTAGTTGGTGGCAAAAATGCTTCTTTAGGAGAGATGTTGCAAAACCTTAATTCTATGAATATAAAAGTACCTAATGGTTTTGCAATTAATGTTAAAGGTTATTTTGATTATATTACACATAATAAACTGGATAAAAAGATAAAAGATTTAGTTTCAAATTTAAATGACTCAGATATAATAGAGTTAAGAAAAGTTGGATCTCAGGTTAGACAAATAATAAGAAATGGAGAATTTCCGGAGGAATTAAAAAATGAAATAAAAGAAAAATATTTAGAGTTGTCAAAGCAATATGATCAAGAAATGACAGATGTTGCAGTCAGATCATCCGCAACAGCTGAGGATTTACCCGATGCTTCTTTTGCGGGTCAACAAGAAACATTTTTAAATGTTAGAGGAATAGAATCAATAATAGAGGCTGTAAGAAATTGTTTTGCATCTTTATTCACAGATAGAGCAATATCTTACAGAAACACTTTTGGATATGATCATTTTAATGTAGGTCTTTCTGTTTGTGTACAAAAAATGGTTCGTTCAGATTTAGCTTCATCTGGTGTTGCATTTTCATTAGATACAGAAAGTGGTTTTAAAGATGTGATACTAATTAATGGTTCATATGGTCTAGGTGAAATGGTTGTTCAAGGTGCAATATCACCTGATGAATTTATTGTTTTTAAACCTTTGTTGGAAAAGGGATATTCTTCAATCATAGAAAAGAAACTTGGATTTAAGGATAAAAAAATGATTTATGGTGAAGATCATGGTAAACTTACAAAAACAATACAAGTAAGCGATGATCAAAAAAACAATTTTTGCATAACTGATAAACAAGTATTAGAGATAGCAAAGTGGGTTAGTTCAATAGAAAGATACTATTCAAAATTGAAAAATAAATGGTGTCCTGTTGATGTTGAATGGGCTATAGATGGATTAACGGGGGAACTTTATATAGTTCAGGCAAGACCAGAGACAATTCATTCTCAAAAAAGAAATAGAACTTTAGTAGAATATAATATTAATTCAGAAGGTCAAAATCCATTAATAAAAGGCATAGCAGTTGGAGACGGGGTTGCCTCTGGAGAAGCAACAATTATGTTCTCATTAGATGGTAGAGATGGTTCTTTTGATGCTTCTGAATTTGTTGAGGGTTCAGTTTTGGTAACAGATATGACAGATCCTGATTGGGAGCCAATTATGAAAAAAGCTTCTGCAATCATTACTAACAAAGGTGGTAGAACTTGTCATGCTGCAATAGTTGCCAGAGAGTTAGGTTTACCTGCAATAGTAGGGTGTAGAAATGCCACAGATATAATTAAAAATAATCAAAAGGTCACTGTATCATGTAGTGAGGGTGATACTGGATTTGTTTACGAAGGGTTTTTAGATTATGAAAAAATAGAAACAAACCTTGATGATCTGCCCAAGGTTAAGACACCCATAATGCTAAATGTTGCATCTCCGGATATAGCTTTTAAATTTTCACATCTACCAAATTCAGGTGTAGGACTTGCCAGAGAAGAATTTATAATTAATAATTATATAAAGGTACATCCACTTGCTCTTCTAAAACATAAGCAAATTGGTGATGAAAATCTTACAAATGAAATTGAAAAAACAATAAGGGGGTATGATGATGAAGAAACTTTTTTTGTTAAAAGATTATCTTATGGTATAGCAAAAATTGCTACAGCATTTTATCCGAATAAAGTAATTGTAAGATTATCAGATTTTAAATCCAATGAATATGAAAACTTATTAGGAGGTACTTATTTTGAGCCGAAAGAAGAAAACCCTATGATAGGTTGGAGAGGTGCTTCAAGATACTATTCCACTGAATACAAAGAGGCATTTGGTATGGAATTAAAAGCCCTAAAAAGAGTAAGGGAAAAAATGGGTTTAACCAATGTTGTAATTATGATCCCATTTTGTAGAACAGTAGAGGAATTACTAAAAGTTTATAAGGTAATGGAATCGTATGGGCTTAAAAGAGGTGAAAGGGGTCTAGAGATTTATTTAATGGCTGAACTTCCATCTAATATATTTATGGCTGAGGAATTTGCCGAACATATAGATGGTTTTTCAATAGGGTCTAATGATTTAACTCAATTAATTTTAGGGTTGGATAGGGATTCTGCATTAGTCGCTCACATTTATGATGAAAGGAATATTGCAGTAAAAAGAGCTATATCTCATCTTATAAAAGTTGGTAAAAAAACCGGCACTAAAGTTGGAATTTGCGGTCAAGCACCATCTGATTTTCCTGAATTTGCAAAGTTTCTGGTTGAAGAGGGTATAGATAGTATTTCTGTGACACCAGATTCAATATTAAAAGTTTTAAAAATATTAAGTAAATAAAATATGAGAAAAATTCTGACAAAAATTTACATACTTCAAGAAAAGAAAAATGAAAACGGATTTTTAAGACATAGGATAAATCCGTATAATCCATTAAGTTATCTATATTTGTTATTAGCATTTATTTCAGGTCTTTTGTATTACGGGATACGTGGATTATCAGATGAAATGGATATCAGAGGAAAAAGAAATCCTTTTAAATGGCAATAGAATATGTTAGAAAAAATAAAATCATCTCTATATTTTTTGTTTATTGTAATATTTGTAATATGTGCTCTTGTGTCCTCTGTTTTTATATATATATTTCTTTTCACTGTAGATTTTATTGTGTTTTTATTTAAAAGGAATGAGCACAATAAGAGATAATTATTATAAAATAGATTCTTTGTTTGAAAAGCACAAAAAAAATTCAGACAAGGGACTTATTATAGAAATTTTTGATGAGAAGGAACAGCAAAAGTTTTTTCTTGAACAAATGTCAAAAATTACAGAGAAACTTTACAACATTTATAATGATAATAATTTTAAAGAAATAAAAAAAATAAAAATGAATAAAAATAAGGTAGTTTATGTTTCAGTATGGGAAAACAATCCAATTGTATCTGCTTCTAATATTACAAATTTATTAAAAGCTACAGATAATTATTTTGGAGCCTGTGATAAATACAACAATTCCTCCAAGAGAATTTCTTGGGAAGAATCAGATCAAGATGACGGAAGTCAATTGATCGGTAAAATAGTTTATTCTGAGGTAGTAGAAGACCAAGGTGTCGAAGAACAAGTTGTTTTTGTTTATTTTACAGACCTCTATGATTATGAAAATATAGAGAACCTTTCAATGCCAGAATTTGATTTTGAAGAGACAGGTGGAAATGAATTAAATTTAAGATTGGGACTTTGCAGAAATGGTGCAATTTCTAATAAAAAAAGAATTTTTTGGGAAATTCAATTATTCGCAATAGTAAGAAGCTTCAAGGATGGAATTACATTTTTTAATTTCGATATAAACTGGGATAGATTTGTTTCAGAACATACACCATCATTCAAAATAGAATTTACTATTTTTAATATCTTTAACTCTATACACATATACAAAAATAATTATTAATAGTTTTAAAAAAATGATAGATGAAATAATTAATAAACCAAAATATCAATTGGTTGATTGGAAATTAAATGACATTGGAACAAGTTATTGTTTAATGGGAAAACTAATTGGAAAAAGAGAGGGTTTTTATGAAGGTGAAGTGTTGATAACTTCAAGAATAATTAGAATTGATTTTGAAACTAAATTAGCAGAAACAAAAAATTCTTTTTACGAATTAATAGATTAATAGTATTTTATATGATTGAAATTAATTATGATAATTTTATAAAACCTTATTCTTCAAATTTTAAATTAATTAAAATTGATTTGGAAGACATAAAAAAAATAGACCGTTTTATAAAAGAAATCAAGCGAGTTAAACCATCAGAAAATAATCACAAGATAGATAATTCATCTTTATATCAAAGATTTTTCACCGGCACTTTGGGTGAATTGGCTTTAGAGAAGTTTCTTGGAGTAGAGGGAATAGTTAATTGGGATGTTGGAGATTCTAAAGATTTTCATAAATCTGATTTGAAGAAAATAGGTTTAAATGTTGGAATAAAAACCGTGAGATATGGGCAGTTTCCAGTAATATTCAAGAAGAGTTACAATCATGAAATAATTATGATAAGATGGCAGAGTAGATATGTTTATGTGTGTGGTTTAGCAAAAAAAGAAATATTAAATAAGTATCAATCAGATGATTTGATCATGGATCCTAAACTAAGAGAAAGAGGAACCAAAACAGGATTCTATGGTTTTGAGCATTTGATACATTTCAACAACATAGAACAATTAAAAAAAATAATTTAATTATATATGTCATTATTAAATATTTTTCTAAAACACTTAGGAGGTTCAAATAAAAATAAAGAGTTCAAAACTCTTTATGAGGAAGTAGATATCCTAATTGAAAAATTCATGATATCTGAGGGAAACATACCTCCAAATTTAAAAATAGAGGGTGTAATAAATTCTCTTAAAAAAATGTTTAATAAAGAGTTTTTTGATATTTGTACGATTAAAGACTGTGCAGAAATTCTTGACTTAAAATTATCTGAAAAAAGAATAGTATTTTACAGAACTCAACATTGTTTGTATTGGAAAGATATGGAACCAGATTTTCGTGATGCATTAATTGTCATGGTTCTTGATGATTTTAGACCTAAATTAAATTTAACCGAAGAAAAAAAAATCTGTATAGAAATAGTATGAAAGCCATCCTAGCGATTAATAATTTAGGATTCATCGGAATTGATGATAAATTGTTATGGCATAACAGTGAAGACCTAAAACATTTTAAGAATTTAACTTACAATAGCAGATTACTGGCCGGATATGTAACTTTTCAAAGTCTACCTACGTTAAAAGGCAGACAGCTTATTCAGGACATCAGAGGTGAATTTATTACTGATGTTGATTGGTGTATTGGTGGCAAAAAAACCTATGAAAAATACTGTCATATGTTTACTGAACTTCACATATCACATATTGATGATAATAGTATAGGAAACGTGACTTTTCCGGATCTAACCAATCTAAATAAGTTTTGTAAAATATTTAATTATAGATTTTAAATTAAAAAAATGTCAAATAACATTCACTCAGAAAAAGATTCGCTTGGATCAAGACCGAACAAAAAGTTGGGTAAAGATGAATGGGTCGAGGAGAATTTCGATACCAATCCAAAAAACACCAGTCACCGTGTTAGAAAAAAGCCTACCAAGCAAATGAAACCTAAAAAATAAAAATGCTCAGGAGTATTAAAACTGTTGCCAGACAAAATTCATTGAAGGAGGAGGAGTTAAGAAGTTTTTTAATTAAAAAAAATTTTAATTTGATACCTTTCAAAAACGATTATTTAGCTCATCCGTGGACAGTAAAAGAAATTTTAGATAATTTCAAAGCTTCTAAGAAAACAAAAAAATGAATAAGATATTTTTTATTTTGTTACTGATTCCTAGTTTGGGATTAGGACAAAAAATATTTGTCGCTGACAATAAAAAATACGCTCATTTTTTAGTTTATAAAGTGCGATATTTTAGTGAAGCAGATTGGGTCATAAAGAAAACAAATGATTACCAAAAAAGAAGTGAACCGCATCACTGGTACTTTGTGGATCATATTTCTAATGCTGACACTGTAATTTATTATACAGACAAAAGAGAGGAGGCAGAACATTTTGTTTTGTTTACAGATAATCTTAAACTTATTGGACACTACCCTGCTCATGTGGGTAATATAATTGACCCCAAAACAAAAAGAAGCAAAAAATTATGAAGTTATTTTTAGATGATGTTAGAGAACCAAAAGATTGTTTTGGATATATGTTTGCCAGAATAGGTAACTTACAGGAAATATATTTGAAGGAATGGATTGTTGTAAGGAATTACGAACAATTTGTTGAAGTTTTAGAAAAAAACATTAAACAAATTACCCACATTTCTTATGACCACGATCTTGCTGAAGAACATTATGTTGGAGAAATGTATGAGTCCATTGAAGCATACTACAACGCTATAGAAGGATCCTCAAAGACAGGTTATGATGCTGCCAAGTTTATGAAACAACTTTATGATACAAATCATATTGATTATCCACAAATGTTTGTACATTCGATGAATCCTGCTGGAACACAGAACATTATTAATTTATTCAAATAAAAAATATGATTAAAATATTTGGCTCCTCTTCAGTTGTAGCTGAAAATGCTGCAAATGAATTAAATCAACAGATCGAAGATTGGAAAAAAAGTTTCGGTAACAATAGTATAGACATTATTAACTCACACATGGTTGCTAACAATAATGGATGGATACTTACCGTTCATTATAATATATTAAGATACTAACATTTGAACAGTATGTTGAAAAGCCCGTGTAACTTGAACGCGGGTTTTTACGTTTTATATGATTCATTCTTTAAATTTGTAAATATGGAAATTATAGTAGAAACATCGACGGCTTGGAGCAGTAGAAGACTTTACAAATTCTACAAAAACAAAAAATTTATTAAAGATTTCGTGGAGGCTTTCTCTACGGATGATGAGGTAACAAGATTTATTTATGCAAATGCATTTTATTTGAGAGTAAAATACGAAGGTAAGCCCATTAGCGAAAAAATACCAATGGGTGAAATTACAGAAATTATTATGAGCGAATTCAATGAATTTATGGATTGTGCTTCAGATAGTATAAAATTTTCACCTGATCCAGAAGACATTTTTAACTTCATTGCTTGTGACGGCATATATAACGAGATGGATGCCGTCCTATCACTTAGGGATGAGTTAGCTTGTAGTTTGGACGGATTGTCAGGGATGCATTTTCATTCCCTTGACATTGATGTGTTCAGTAAAGAGTTCTCAAATTTTTACAAGTACAATCCTGCAATTCACCAAGGAAAAAAATTAGCGGTTTACAAGGACTGGATAATGTCCAACATAGACGCATTGAGTTTCATTGGAGGGTCTATGTATCTTCAGGAAATAATTGATCCAGATTCAGAGATGGATTTTGACATTTTTTATGAACACATATCAAATTTTATTTATCATATAATGGATTCGTGTGATATCGACCATGATTCCAAAGTGAACAAAACAACCTTTTCCAGAGATCTGAAAAAGATATTCAAATTCATCTATAAAAATAACAGAGATTTAAGCTTATAAATAATATCTCATGTAAAAGACCACCTTCTGTATTCAGGGGGTGGTTTTTGTTTTTTATTGATTTTTATTTTAAATTTATAGCATGAGAAAAATTATGTTTTTATTCATCGTAATTAATACATTGCCATTAATGGTGTATTCTCTGGATAATGATTCTATATCTTTAGATAAATCTTATGAAAGGGATTTGAACTTCTATAAATCCCTTAATGAAATGAAAGACAGGTTTATAGTTAGTCAATTCAAGATTGACAGTCTCAAGAATGTAGAGCTGAAAATGTATAGAAAAAACAGTCAAATATTACGAGATAGTATAGTTTATTCTATGTTGGATAAATTTAATTACATAGAGGACAAAAGAAAAAAGGAAACTAAAAAATTAAAGTTAAAAAATGTCATTTTATCAATAAGTCTATCAGTTTCAATTATTTTTATTTCTTTTACACAATAATTAAAATTTTTATTATATTTGTTTTTGTGAAAAAGAATTATTTTTTTTTATTTTTATTGATATTTTGTTCTTGTCTAAATGAAGAGTATAAGCAATTAGAAGATGAGAAAAAAATATTAGATTCAATAGATAAAAAAATTAAAATATTGGAGGAGGAAATAAAACATGAAAATGATTCTTTAGATAGTTTATTAATTAATTATGATCTCTAAAATTATAATTTATTTTATTGGTGTTGTTTTAAGTTCTATTCTATTGATCTATATAAGAAATAAAGTATATAGTAATTCTTGGTTTTGGGTAGTAATCTGCTTGTTATTATCTTTTGGTTCTTGGATTACATTGGGAATAACTATTCTATTAATAATAATTTTATACTTATACGCATACTTTGACTCAGATCCTCCAGATTGGATATAAAAAATATGAAAAAATACAGTCTCACAATATTCTCATCGAACGGGAATATAAACACATCAATAGTTGCAGCTAGTTTTAATTTAACCAGCAACTATCTATTCTTTTATGACTCAGAAGGTGAATTGATTTGTGGATTCCCTGCCAACATGACTTCAATAATTTCAATAAGTAAAAATGAGTAAGTTAATCAAAATTAGATTTATTGAAAGATCTGGTGGTTTCTATATTCAGACAAAAACCATGTTTGGATGGGAATACATTCAAATGACATTTGAGATTCAAGGTCAAATTCAAAAAAACAATTATTTTAATAAGGACAAAAAAATATTATTGGAGGATGTTGTAAAACAACATTATGGACTAAGTTTAGATGCTGTTATGATAAAGGAATATCCTTCAATTAAATATTATACTTTATAAATATGGCAAAGGAAGATTTAGAATTATTATCTATTAAAAAATTACAGTATAAGGTCAAAATTAATAAACTGGATCAAATAATGGATATATGTGATCAGGAATTCCACATTGATGATTTTGATCTCTATCAGTTGTCTAGTAAAGCTAGACTAATCAAAGATGTTCTGGTTCAAGAAATTTATGAATTAGAAAAATACGTTCATTGCGAACACACATCAATAACTGAAGACATTTTAACTGGAAATGACTCTCATTATGATTTTTACAGCGATAAATGCAATGATTGTGGCAAAAAAATTAGAGAATATAAAATATAAATATATTATGAGCAAATACCTTAACTTATCACCGCAATTAGACTGTGAAGAAAAAGCAAAAATATTTGAAGAGATAGTTGAGAAATTAAAATATCTCAATTTAGATGGCGATACTACAGAAGTATTGCTTAATGAAGTTGGAACAATTGATTTAATGTTTGATTTTTTGATTGGTCAGGAAAGATACTTAACAGCTAGTAAAGTATGGGACGATATTTTCAATAACGAAACATTGACTTATAACAATTTTGATGATTATTTCAACGAAGAATTTATGAAAGAAATGTAATTATGATTTTAAAAAAAGTTAAATTGGTTTTTGTAAAAGACCATCCTGAGAAATTATTACCGGGAATGATTTGTTATCCTAATAGAGATGGGGAAAATCCAACTGACTATTATAGGTTGACAGAAGCTTTAGACCTTTCAAATAAATCCAATCAACACCAACCTGTTTTACCGTACCTAGTTGATGAGTATGATAATTTTGAATCTGAAGTAGACAGTTTATTTCTGTTCGATTTCAACAACGGTAGTGAGCCTGTTGCTGCAAATTTTGATGATTTACTTGGCCATGAAATTGAAAATGTAAAAATGATAGTAGCCACACCGGATCAAATAGCACTAACAGAAAAAGATTCTCATTTGAATTATAAAGTTGAGCAAAAAAAGTGTTTTGATATTTTTGATGATGATAGACATTTTTTCTTAAACAAAATATTATCTAGTAAAGGTGACTGTTATGTTCTGTGTAAAGATGAGTTCACAAATCCTGAAGAATATCAAAATGTAGCATGGGGTGAAGGAAAAACAAAAGTTATATTAAAGAGTGGAAAAGTAATGATTTATCCTTTTTAATACACATCTATAAAAAAGCAGCTAGGTAAACTTATTAAGGATATCTAGATTATCTAAATTTTTCTTTGTTTTTCTAATTGTAATATGGAATCTTTTTCTGAAACAAACTATCACTCTCTCGAATCTTTTTATTTCGGGCAAATGATCGTTTGGTGTAAGAAATCTAATTAAATTAGGTTTCAGGTTTTTGTGTCTTCTGAATAGCACAAATAACTTATTGAAGTTTACAGAATTATACCCAGACCATCTTCCAGAATTGTAGAATGCTAGTTTGGTGGTTGATCCTACAAGTGCGTCTAAATAGGAAATCATAACCGTGTTGTCAGGTAATCTTTTTAATAATATTGATTCACAGTCAGAAACTCTGATATTTTTATCAAAATTTTCATAATAATCTATAGAGTTATAGTTGACCATACATATAATTATTCATATTAAATCCAAATTTAATGAATCTTTTTTAAAAAAACTATAAATTAAGTTAATTTTAGTTAATTTTATAAAAAATTATAAAATGGAAGAAAAAGAATTAAGAAAAGAAATTAAAAATCTCAGTACAGAGAGAACAGAAATGCTAGTCGTAATAGACACTCTTCAACAGATTCTTGGAAGGGCAGAATCAATTATAAAAGATCTGGAAAAAGAAAAATATGATTATGTTTTTAGCACTTCAGCAAAATGGTCTTTAAATTGGAAGCCTGAAAGTAAATGAAACTATTTATTATAAAATATAATTATGAAAGAAGAATTAAAAAGAATGAAAGAACTTGCTGGTTTGTCAAACGACGATGAAACCATTAAAACAAAAAAAATATTTGTACTTATAGGTCCCCCTTCTGTCGGTAAATCCACTTGGATTAATAATTTTTTTAGTGATGTTAGTCCTTTTATCATAAATAGAGATGACATCGCTGAAAGTGTTGCATCTCAATATGGTTGGACTTATGACGATATGTTTATGTCACCGCCCGTAGGTTCTTCACTAGGTGATTTTAATTCAAAATATGGCGAAGTAGTAAAATCACCGTCATTTATGACGTGGCAACCACTTTCATATTCAAAAGTTCTAGAAGCTAATAATAAAGTTCAAAATATATTTAGTAGTAGGGTTCAAAAAGCAAAGGGTCAAGATAATATTGTAGTTGACATGACTAACATGAATGCAAATTCTAGAAAGAGAGCTCTTGATGCAATTTCTGGAAGAGAGAGCGAATATAAAAAAATAGCAGTTGTTTTTAATTTTGAAGGTATAGAAGAATTAATTAAAAGAGTTGCTGCTAAGAGAGCTGAAATTGCTAAATCAGAGGGAAAATCAAAAACAATAGGTCCAGAAGTATTTGATAAAATGTTTGCTTCTTATCGTGAAGTAACATCTGATGAAGGTTTTGATGAAATAATAAATGTCGACAACACTGAAAATTTGATAAAAGCTTTAGAAAATTAATGTTTTTATAGATATATTTATTATCATGGAAAATAATTTAGATTTATTGCAAATAGTGAGAGATCAAATATCTATTGTTTTTAAAAATGAAGAAGATATTTTAGATGAAAAATGGTCTAAAAATTATAAGAAAACAATAAATTGTTCAAATCCAAAAGGTTTTTCCCAGAAAGCACATTGTGCTGCAAGAAAAAAAAGACAAAGAGGTGAAGAAACAAAATCCAAATCACCATTTAAATGATAGAATTTATTAAAGATAATTTTTTATACATAACAGCTATCATCACTAGCATTAAATGGGTTTATGAATACTCAAATAAATTAAATTGGGAAAAAAATAAATTTTTGATTGACAGACTTGAGGTTTTTTTTAATGATACAAATACCAAGAACATTCAATTAGTTCTTGATTGGAATAAAATAAAAATAAATGACGGTCAAGAAAATTATTTAATAGATGATGATATTTTATTTGAAGCATTACAAACACATGATATAAAGCACAAATTTGATAAAACTGAAATTTTCTTAAGAAATTCATTTGATGAATATTTTGATAAGTTAACTGAATTTATCATCTTGGCTGAATCCGGGATGATTTCAAAAAGAAATCTTAGAATGTTTCTAAATTATTGGTTTAATATATTAGGTGGAAATAAAAAAAGTAAGCCTAGCAAATTAATTAATCAATTTAAAGTTTACATGTTGTTTTATGGTTATGAAAAACTCTTTAAATTTCTAAATAATAAAAATAATTTTAAATTTCACTTTAATATAAAAAAATAACATTATGGATAATCTTGAAGAAAAATTAAAAAATGCTATCGAATTACAAAAAAGGATAGATGATAGAATAAAATTTTTAGAGGATAATGTTGATAACTTAACTGATGAGCAATTAGACGAATTAGCTAACTTAGCTTTCAAAATTGAAGAAAGTTTATTTCCTGAAGTTGATAAAATCAAACAAGAGATGGAAGATAAAAAACAAGAAATTATTGAGAATGCTCAAAGATCAAAACAAAATCTTTAGTCTTCTTAAATTAATTAACATTTGATTGTTAATAAATTTGATCTTGGTTTGATATCAATAACTATTTTTTTTCAATATTTTCGTTTTGTAAACATATTATCATTATAAAAAAAACTAAAATCAGAACTAATAAAATTAATTAAATCTAAAAATGGAAAACAAAGAGATTAACTCTGTTAAATGTGAGTGTTGCGAACAAAAATTTCCTGCTGATAAAGTTTCTAAAAAGTTTAACAGGATTTACAATAATGTTTGTTGTAAATGTTCTGAATACATAAACACTAGAGGTGATATAACAGGTCATTGTTCTGAATACTGTAGAGAATCTGGAAAGTGTGATGGAACTTGTTAACGTTATTTTGTAATATTAATTTAAAAAACAAAATTCACAAACCGGTTTTTTATAAAACCGGTTTTTATATTTCTTCAATTCACTTTTAAAAAATGAAAAAAATATTATCTTTTATTTTTATCCTTAGTTGTTTCGGGTGTAAAGAGCCCAATGTTAAAAGTATAAATCAGGAAATAAACATTGATGGCTATTATGAAAAGATATCTACTTATGAATGGGTTTACAAAAACCATACTTATATAATACTTAAAAGTAAAAATAATATCAGTTTAACCCACGCAGGACACTGTCGTTGTAATAAATTAAGATGAAAAATTTAGAATTTAAAATTGAAAAATTATTAGATGATAATTTTAAAACATTTGGCCTCAATTCAACTCCACTCAAAGAACAATTAAGGAGTTCTATCATTAATGAAATAAAAAGAGATTATAACAATAATTTGATTAATTTATTAGAATTTTGTAAAATTGTTGAGAAAGAAAAAAATGGATTATTATTTATTAAAAAAATAATCGAGAGTATTATACTCGAAAACAACAGTAAATAATTTTAATTAAAATGTCAAAAAAATATAGTCTGGAAAATGGAAAGCAAATAACAAGAAAAGATTTAATCGCAATTCTTGGCTGGTGTAAAAAAAACATAGGAAGGTCAAAGTACTTTTCAATAAGGAGTCTTCAAATAAGATTTCAATCCAACTTAAATTATTTTGTTGGTGTTTTTGATATAGAAAAAAATTGCATTTTTATAAATCCAAATAAGATCAAGAATCATCTTGATTTGGTTGTTACTATAATTCATGAATATATACATTTTCAACAAGATTTTTCAAAATATGAAGAGATAGAAATAAAATTACCTAGACATAGAAATTATTATGACCACCCATATGAGGCTGAAGCTGAAAGAATAGCACAGGAAAGAAAAAAAGATTGTTACAACGATCTAAAAAAAGAATTAAAATGGGTGAAAAGATAAATGTACTATTTTTAGATCATGATGGAGTAATTTGTCTTCCCGATCAATGGGGTAGAAGAAGTGAAGGTTCATTAGAAATTGATAAATATTTTGATAAATTCGATAAAAAATCAATTAAAATTTTAAATGAAATAATAGAGAAAACAAATTGTGAGATTGTAATTAGTTCAGACTGGAGATTTCATTGCAAAATAGATCTCATGCAAGAATTGTACTTAAAAAGAGGCATTTTAAAATTACCTTTTGATTACACAACCATCGACGGATTAGAAATACCAGATAATTTTAATTGGCAATCAAAATTTGAGTCCGAACAAACAAGAAGTCTTGAAATAATTCAATATTTAAATTCTAATCCAATAATTAAGAATTGGGTTGCAGTTGATGATATGGATTTAAGAAAGTTCTTATCTAATAAAAAATCTGAAATAATCGAAGTAAGAGATTGGGGTTTAGAAAATTTTGTTTGGACTTCAAAATACAATGAAGGCATAAAACAATGCAGTATCAAGAATAAAATAATTGATTTTTTGACACGTAATTAAAAAAATGAAAAAATATTTTTTTATAAGCAATAGACAATCTGGAAAAACTCATTTGGCAATTTATGAGTTTATGAAAGATCCAGATAATAGCCTCTTAATTGTTTATGATAATAAACAAATAAAAAATATTTTAGATAAAAAGGTAATTCCTGATAAGTTTTTGGATAGGATTTTTCACTATGAAAATTTTAGCTCAAAAATAATGGGTAGAAGTTTCAAAATAGTGATTTTCGATGATTATCTTCTAACAAATACTGAATTTAGAAGTGAAATAGATATTAATATACATGCAGCTAATGTGGAGAAAATTTATTGTTTTTCAACACCCAGTAAACTATATGATAAAAATGTTTTAGACTTTGTTACTCAAGTAAAGAAAGATAAAAGGATTTTAATAGTTGAAGAGTATATGTCTAAAAATCAATTATTAATTGAGATAAATGATTTAAAAATAAAAACATCAGCTCAATTACACAATGAAATTTGGGATCTTTACTATAATTATTTGACTGATCCTGAAACTAAAATTATTCATGATAAATTTTTCTATAACGAAAGAATATTTAATTTAGAAAATGTAAGTTATTTTCCAGACATAGAAAGAGAATTAACTGAATTAAAAGGAGAATTTATTAAAAATTAAAAAGGCATCATTAAGATGCCTTTCTACATTAATAATAATTTTTTTTATCTTAAATTCATTTTTAATTTATATCCTCCTTGAATATTGTTTTTATCAATTACAATAAAAGTTTGATTAGGATAATCATTTAACCATTGATCATTAAATTGAAAATCTTGTTTTTCAAAAATCAGCCTTCCACTTAAATCATAAAATTGAAAGTTTTTTATTGAATTATCGTTATCAACATTATCTAATGAAATTCTATTGGATGGACTAGGTAAAATACCAATTAAAGAATTACTACCCCAGCAATATGTTATACCATTAATTATTGGTCTAGTTCTAACATAGTAATTGTTACCCGGATCCAAAATATTTAAAGGTGCCTTTCTCGAGGTTGTTGGGGTAATCCAAGTCACAACGTAATTAGGATCATTTACTTTTGTAAATTCCATTTCATACTGGGGAGGATATATGTAAGTTAATACCAAACCAGCTGGAACAGAATCACTCAAATTTAAATTTGTTCTTCCTTCATAATTTACACCAACACCATTTGGCAATCTAATTCCTCTTATGACAACAGTATCAGAATTTACTTGACAAAGATTGTTAATAGATGCAGTATACCAAACTGAAACTGTATCTAATATAGGACCACCACCAGATCCAGTCATTTGTCTACTGAATATTTGATTTGTTGTTCCATTCATCCATAAGTAATTATTATATCCTGCATCTGCTTCAAGTTTAACAGTATCAAATTTACAAACCCAAATAGGTGTCAAAGGGTTTATTTTAGGTTTATCTAGAACTATAAAATTTTTTGATTTATTAATAATTACTTGTTGATTTGACTGACCTAAATAACCTGTAACCGTTAAAGTATATGTACCACTAGAATTAATTGAAATAGTAGGTGTAGTTTCTCCATTACTCCAAAAATAACTGATGGGGATAAAACTGTTTCCGGCAGTCCAAAGACTTGCTGTAGTCCCAAAACAAACCGTATCTTGTTTTGGTAAAATTTTTACATTGTTATGGTTTTGAGCCAATAAATTAATACTCATAATAAAGACGAGTAAGATAGTAGAAAAAATTTTTTTCATTTTTATAAATTTTTAAATTTTGTATAAATATAGCACACTTTTTATAAATTTAATTTTTTAAATTTTAAAATATTTTTATATCTTTGTTTCATTAACATATGATTTCATAAAATTATGAAAATTAACATCTCAAATGCTACATTTTCTTCAATAGTGGGTATTGGTCAAAAAGTTAAAAAAGCATCTAAGGATTCAGGGAAAGAATATTTGGAGCTTAATCGTGGTGTTAATGCAGTAACAGAAATTAATTTATCATGTATATATCCTACAATAAATTATAATTCAAAAGAATTTCAAGTGTATGCACCTAATTTAGGAATTGAATCTTTTAGACAGGCCATAGCAAAAGAATATTTTCCTACCAGATACAGGGAAGAAGATATTTTAAATAAAATTGCTATTACTCCCGGTGGAATGCCAGCAATAGACTTAGCAATTCAAATTTTAAATGTAGAAAATATTTATTTTCCAAAATTCTATTGGGGTTCTTACTCAAAAATGGCCACTATAAGAAATAAAAAATTTTCATTCTATGACTCTTTAAATGATTTAGATATTTCAAAATTAAATGAATCGTCCTGTATTTTTATTTGCGATCCAAATAATCCTACAGGAATAAAATTAGAAGATGATTTTCTTTATGAGAGTATCTATAAAATAAACTCAACAGGTGCGATAATTATATTTGATAGTCCGTATAGAAAACTTTTTTCTGATGATAGAATGTTTAATATATTGTCAAGTTTAGATAATGTAATTATAACTGAATCTTTTTCAAAATGGATAGGATTATCCGGACTTAGAATGGGTTTCATTTTTTGTAACAATAAAGATTTTAATGCTGAATTAAACATTAGATTGCTTTATGAATTTAATGCTGTTTCATCTCCACCCCAATTGATTATTGAAAGAATATTAGAAACTAAAGGAGGAAGACAAGTTTTGGATGATTTCAGAAATGAAACAACAAAACACATAGAAATGAATATTAATTATTTATATGATAGAGGCTTGTTGGTTAAAGAAATTTATGGAGAGATTGAAAAGCCTTTAGGAATATTTGCTGTTATAAACAAATCGGAAGATTTTCTATTTCAAAATAAAATTGGTGCTGTCGGTTTAGATAAATTTGTTTATCACGATAAAGATATATGGTCTTCTTACTCTAGAATATGTGTATCTGTACCCTATGAAAAATTTACAAAATTCTTAGATAAAATATGAAAAAAGCAATGAACATAAAATTATTTATTTTATTTATTATTATATTTGCATTATCGTCTTGTGCAGATGTAACAATCGTAAACGAATGTATAAAAGATGAACCATATGGTTTTTGGGGTGGTTTATGGCATGGGTTTATTTCTCCTTGGTCCTTTATTGGGAGTCTTATATGGGATGATATTGCAATGTATGCATTAAATAACAATGGTGGCTGGTATGACTTTGGATTTGTTTTAGGTTCAGGTATTTTATTCGGTTCATCAAGATATAATAATAAAAAATAATATGGATATCTTAAAAAATAAACCGGAAGAAATAAATCAGGAAGATTTAAAAAGATACGCTTTTAATGGCTATTATACTGTTGGTCAATTACTAGAGTACATTCAAACAAAAATTGCCTCCGGTGAATTGACTCATGATTCTTTGGTCTTATCCCAAAGGATAGAAGATGTTTATTTTGAAAAAAATGGATGGGGTGTTGTTAAAAAAGAAGGTGAGCATTATCACTATTGTTTAAACCATAATAATAAAATAGAAGATGGTCATTATTTGAACAAAGAACAATATCCTAAAATAAAAGGAGATGAACCTTTTTTAAATAAAATAAGTGAGGAAGAAATGGAAAATTCAAAAGAACAATATCATCCAATATGGTGTCCTGTAGTTTATGAAGGAGATAAAAACCTATATCTTGACCTACATTACTAAAAGATATGTTTACAAAATACAGAATCAAAAAATCAAAAAATAAGTATTTCGTGCAAAGAAGATTTCTATTTTTTAAATGGATCAATGTTGCGGATTATGACAGTTTATATAAAGCTAATATGATAATGTTTGCTTTAAAAAATGATTAGAGTAAAAAACAAACGCAAATCAAAACCAGAAAAAAACGATATATATATCGGTAGAGGGTCTGTTTTAGGAAATCCGTTTACTCATTTGGAAATAGATAAAACAAAAGCAGAATTCCATTGTTCTTCAAGAGAAGAATCCATATTTTCTTATGAAAAATATATAATTTCTAAAATAGAAAATAAAGATCAAGAAATTTGCAAAGAATTAAATAGAATTTTTTATTTAGCACTTAAACAAGATATAAATCTAGTTTGTTTTTGCAAACCAAAAAGTTGTCACGGAGATATAATAAAAAGAATTTTAGATGAAAAATTAAATCATCTTAATAATCTTTTTTCATAGTTTTTATAGTATTTAAAATATATTTCATTAGTAATTCCATAATCTATTAATACTATTTTTTCTTCATTTTCTCTATATGTTAAACCATATGAACTTACTTTGTATAAGTCTTTTATATCAATATCACTGACTTTAATAAAATCAACGAGCTTACTCACAAAAGTATGATTTATCATCTGAGTAATAATTATTTCATCTAATTTATTACCTAAGTTCATATATTTTCTTGGATCAATTTTTCTCCTAATGTAAGTCAAATAATCACAATAACATTCGTAATTCAATCCAGTTATTTTTTCAAATTCAGATTCATTTATTACATCAGCTTTTTCCACTATAATCCAAAAATATTTTTCATCACTCCTTAGTATTTTAGCTAGAATTTCGTTACCATTATCGTATAAATCATATTCTTTTCTATTTTGGACCAAACCTTTTTTATTTTTTGCTAGTTTTAAAACTCTTGAATTATCTAGAATATATACAATCCTAGCTGATCCATAAGACAATCTTTTCAAATGATCATTCAAAAAATTTATTTTTTTTGTGAAATTCTCTAATTTATTTAATTCAAAAAGCAGTTCCTCTTCTTTCATTTTTATTCTTAATATGTTTGTAAATATAATTTTAATTTATTAAATTTATAGAGAATAGTAATAAATATTTAATTTATGGAATTTATAACATTTGATAGAGAAAAAAAAGAACTTCATTATCGAGACAATTTGACTACAATAATCGATAGAGTTACTTTTAAAGTTAAAATGTTTTCAATTGTTGAAAATAGATATGTTTTCGATATTGATGAACATCATAAATTAAAAATTAAACAAGTTTTTTTTCCTGTTGAGAATACTGTATTATCGATTATTTAAAAATGAGAAAGGTATTTGATATTTTAATCAACGATAAACCATATACTGTCTATAGTATAGAAGGTAAGGAACACAGTTTAGGTATTAACAATGGATGTCCTGCAAATTGGTGGTTGCATTATGAAGAAGATACCAGTTCAATAAAATTTCTCAATGAAATGGATGAAAATCCTAATCTTATACCATATATTGATAGGGGTGTTCATAGGATTTGCTGGGAAATAAATTACAAACAAACGAATAGAATTAAATATAAGTGGGATGAAGCTGATATAAGGGATTCTGGTGTTTGTAATTTAAAAGCAAATGGAAGGGATGTATATAAATTTCACACATCAGATCTTATGTACGCAATGGCTCGTGTTCAAACATTAGTTGGTGAAATAATATCTCATCCATACAATCTACTTGAACCGGAAAAAGATGATGGGAGAAAAATATTTTTTTGTGGCTTACCTGCTTTTGTACATAGAGGCTATGAAGTTGGTGAAATCAAAATTGAACCGGATTATTCATCTATTAGCAAAGAATTATGGTGGAAGAGATATGATTTTTTCAACTCGAATCATGAAGAGAAAAGTTTTGAAGAATTTGAGGATGAGTTAGATCAAGAAGAATATGAAGCTGATTATGAATTGTTCCAAGAAAACACTAAAGAGTATTACGATAATGATATGATTAATTGGGGTGATGCACTTAATGATGGTAAAATTTGGTGGTTTAGAAAATGAATAAGATTAAAGAAAAATTTAATTATTGTTTCAATTTTACGCTAATGCTTTTTATAGCATTTAGTTTAATGGCAACTTTTTTTTCTTTATTGAATAAATTAATAGTGTACTTAGTGTCTAAAATAATATAAAAAAATGTATAAAATAAAAAACATACTTTGGAAAAACCACTCCGAATTTCCTACTGAGATACAAGGAGTTTTTGAGGGTCAAGAAGTTTTTACAATAAAACCTGTTGGAAAAAATTCAGGTCAATGGATCCTACAAAGTTGGGCATTCAGAAATGAAACCTTCAATAATTCAACAAATTCTAAAAATTTGGGTACTTTTTTGTCCATAGATTCTGCTCAGCAATTCGCTGAGGATAAGTGGAATCACTTTGTAAAAGATTTGATAGAAACCCCCGTTAATTAATTTTTAAATTTAAAATTGTAACTTTTATTATTTTTTTTCGTTATAATTGCTGAAATTTAGCAATCATGAAAAAAATAATCGATCAAATCATTGAAGATTGTGTCAAACACAACATTCCTGTTTCTATAACAAAAGATAGTTCAGGTAAGATTTGTTATGAAGTTAGCGGTTTCTCTAAATCTGGTATTGCCACATTATATATCAGCAAAGGGAAAATAATTTGTGAAACAAGATATGAAACAGTTGATGAAATAGAGAGTTTTCACGATCTATCATTAATTGCTTTTGAGTGGTATGTGAACTACAAAAACAGAACTCCTTTCGAAAGTCCGGAATCTTATTGGGCAGAATATTGGGTTGAAAAAGGACTAATGAAAAAAGAAATTCAAACTGTATATACACTTAAATAATTTACATATGAAATATTTTTATAGATTGATAGGTGCTTCATCCTATGAACACATGAATGAGTGCTTAGCAAAACTTGTTCAAGAAGAAGAGGTTTCTCGAAATGAAAAGAGAAAAAACACAATAGAGGATATTGAAAAACTTGACGTAAAAAGTGACGCAGATAAAATTCAATCTCTTTTGATAAATTTAAGTAGGGATCTCACAACTTCGTATGAAAAAGAAAAATTTGTTCTTGAATTTATTAATTCTTTGAAATCATGATCAACATCAAAGATTCAAAAAGAAAAAAATATTTTATAATAATAGGTTTCATTTTACTTGTAATTTTAATCTATTCATTTAATTCTTCTAGAAAACCCTTTCCGGTTCATATTGGACAAACGTGGATCATTAGACAAAACGTTATTCCGTTTGATAATAATCATCCTGAGCCAGAAGTTTCTGTAGAATATTATGTAAAAGTCATTGACATAAAAGATGATGGTAACATTGTTTATTCCAGAGGATGCGATACTATGGAATTATATGTAGAAAATTTCATTTTCAATGCCGAATTGATAGACGATAAATAAAATTATACTTTTCTTTTTCATTTTATTTTTCTAATTTAATAGAATGAAAAAAACAATATTATCTCTATTATTTATCTTATTTTCTTTATGTGGTTTTAGTCAATCTAGATTAGGTTACACGGAGTACGAAATAAGAAAAGATTTTTCAAAAGAATATTTCTACACTGGAAAAACTGAACAAGGAGCAAAATACATTTATTTTAAAGACGAAAGAATCATTTCAATGTATTTCTTCGATTCAAAGGGTGTATGTAATTTATGCTCTGCAACTCCACTAAATAGTGGCACCCTAAATTATATGGTAGAAATATTCAATAAACAATATGTTGTTATTGATGATACTAAATGGAAATATTATACAGGTAATGGAGGTATAATTTATATTTCACTTGTAGAAATAAATGGCACTCCTACTTTTGTTTTTAATCTATAAATTATGCTATATTATATATATTTAATTGGTCTGATTTTAATGATAATATGGTGGGGAATTTTAGCATTTCTAGTTTTCGAAGAGAGTGTTTATAATAAATTAGATGATGGAACCAAAAATTCAATCGATGAACTTCACGAAGTTTTAGGTAATTTCAACACTGATAATTTACAATTAGTTTATTTATTATTGAGCATGTTTGCATGTATTTTTTGGCCTTTAGTCTTACCATATATACTTTATAAAAGATTTTTTGATTGATAGTTATTATTTTTTTTTATAGATTTGTCATAAACAATCAATAAATAAAATTAATTAAAATGGACAACATTAAATTAATCAAATCATTCATTGTAAAAAAACACAATGATAATTTAAAAAAAGGTGATATAATTGTTCTTAGAAAATACCAAGGACAGATACCACTTCTACATGAAGAATTATATTTTGAAAGTAAAGAAACAGGGAAAAATTTTACTCTCAAATTCCTGATTTCAAATATTGATAAAAATTTAGAGATACACGAAAAATTTAATTCCTTAGGAGAAAAGTTTGATTATTTAACATGATTGAAAAAGAAAGAAAATTTCTTTTAAAATATATGCCGGATCTAGGCTCATATTTTAATGAACCAAAATTGATCAAGCAGGGATATTTAATTCTTGATAAGAAGAAACAATTAAGAATTAGAATTACTAATAATTTTTATTGCCACATTTGTTATAAACAGAAAATTAATAATTATTCTAAATATGAATTCGAATACTTAATACCAAAAGAAGAAGGGTTTAAATTATATGATCTTTCAGAATTCAAACTCGAAAAAAATCGTTTTGTTACTGTCTTTAATAATCATAAAGTGGATATTGACATTTATCCTTCTGGTCTAAGTATTGTTGAAATAGAGTTTGATGAATTTTTAAATGATATTCCTGATTACTGCGGAGAAGAAATTACAGGCCAAAAAAAATACTCTAATATATTTTTGGCAAAAAGTAATAATCAATTTTTCTAATTATATATAATTTTTTAAATTGATTTTCAATTACTTATGAATTTATTAATATAGAAATTTGTTTTTAAATAAATAATGACTAAATTTGCATTCAAGAAAAAATAAAATTTCTTACTATTTAATAAACAAGAATAAAAAAAGTTATAAAGTCTTCAAAAATGAACACGCTTCATAATCATATTAACAAGAATAACTGGCAGGCAGCCATAAGTACGCCTATTGCGTCAATATGTCTACCCGTAGTGGATTCTCGTTCATTTGATTTTGGGTATAATACACAAAGCGAGAAACCAACCGGGTTCAGGGGAACAAATAACTTTAAAAATAAGGTGATGTAAAAAACACAAAACCAAAAAAATAAAGGAAGCCCCTGAACCCAAAAAGTTCAGGGGTTTTTTGTTTTGGAACCGTAGCTCAGATGGAAGAGCGTTGGACTGAAAATCCAAAGGTCGAGGACTCGAAAGCCTCCGGTTCCACAAAGGGGGGAAGAAGCTCAAGTGGAAGAGCAACTGCCTGTTAAGCAGAAGGGTGTGGGATCGTTGCCCACATTCCCCGCAAAAAAAATGATGATGTTGGGGGCTGAGTCAAATACCTGCTGGGCTCAGTCCCCAGAAAACTGGAAATGAAATGAAAACAAAAAATAAATTAAAACGAAAACGTAAATAACTGAATGTGCCTACGGGTGCATTCAAAATGTATCCGTAACTCAGCTGGATTAGAGTACTGCACTTTTAATGCAGGAGTCGAGAGTTCGAATCTCTCCGGGTACACAAAGTAAAAAAGGTCTATTGGTCCAACGGCTAAGGATACCCGACTGTCTATCGGGTGGTGAGAGTTCGATTCTCTCATAGACCGCTAAACTGGTAATGGAGGAATTGGTTGCCTCGCCTACCTTGGAAGTAGGAGCTGATGTCGGTTCGAGTCCGGCTTACCAGACAATGGGGCTATGGTATAGATGGCGAACACATAACATTTGCAATGTTAAGTCCCGAGTTCAAAGCTCGGTAGCTCCTCCTAAAAATTGCGGGATGGACTGGAGATGGTTCCAGCTCAGTCTCATAAGCTGAATCACATGGGTTCGATTCCCATTCCCGCAACAATAAAACAACATGAGTATCTGTTGTTGTTCTTTGACATGTTGGCACAATTGCGAGTATCGTATAGTGGAACGAAAGTAAATTATGCTGGTCTTCCAAACCAGAGATGAGAGTTCGATTCTCTCTACTCGCTCTTAATGCTCCTGTGGACAAATTGGTTTAAGTCACCACCCTTTCAAGGTGGTCATTGCGGGTTCGAGTCCCGTCGGGAGTACAAATATCTGGGATAGAGACCGGGGAGTTCACAATGACTGTAAATCATAGGTGCGAAGTTTCGATTACTTCCTATCCCACTCTAATATTATATTGTCCTATAGTATAACGGTTAATTATATCAGAATTTGACTCTGATGATGTTGGTTCGATTCCAGCTGGGACATCAAAATAAATTTTTTGCAGAAAGTATTAATTTCTGATACTTTACGCAAAATATTTCTTTATTGGGTTGTATCTCCTCACGCTGATAACGTGTTGAAAGAGTAATTGGTGACATGTGGGTTCGATCCCCTCCATCCCAACAATAATGTAAGGTAGGATGACCGAGTGACTAGGTGGAGGTCTGCAAAACCTTCTACGATGGTTTGATCCCATCTCCTACCTCCATAAAATGCCCCTGTACGCAAACTGGCAAAGCGGCTAGACTTAGGATCTGGTGTTTGTGGATTCGACTTCCACTGGGGGTACAAAAATTCACCTGTAGTTTAACGGAGAGAATATCTGGCTACGAACCAGAAGATGGGAATTCGACTTCCTCTGGATGAACTTATTATTGCCGATGTGGCTCAGTGGCGACAGCACCAGTTTTGTAAACTGGAACACAAACACCGGGGGTTCGAGTCCCTCCATCGGCTCAAAATTTAATTATATAAAATATTTATAATTAAAAAAGATGAATTGTATTTTTTGTGATAGAGAAATAACGAATAAAGGTTCTTTAATTTCACACCAAAAAACATGTAAATTAAACCCAAATAGAGTAATTCGTAAAAGTAATTTTGAAATTTATAATCAAAAAGTAAAAGATGGAATAATAAAAAAACCAGTAAACCAATGGGATAAAACAAGAAAAAAAGGAGTCGATTATATTTTAACTGATGAAATTAAGAAAAAAATAGGATTAAAGCATAAGGGTAAAAAAATTTCCAATGAACAAAAAGAAAAACTTTCTTTGGCTAGGTCTAAAAACTTGGAAGAATTAGGTGTAGGTGGATTTAAAAATATAAAATGGTATAAAGTTAGCAATATAAATAATGAAAAATTTATTGTTAGGGGTACGTGGGAATTGAAAGTAGCAAATATTTTAAATGAGAATAAAATAATTTGGAAAAGAAAAATATATATTTCTTATGTTGATAATAACGGGGTTAAAAAGACTTATACTCCTGATTTTTATTTACCGGATTTTAACAGATATTTAGAAATTAAAGGATATTTTAGCGATGAAGATAAAATAAAATTGAACTTAGTCACATCTCAAAATAAAATAAATTTGATTTTTATAAGAGGTAAAAATTTTGATGATAAATTAATTGAAAACATAATTGCTCCCATATCCCCTCTGTCTTATACACAGTAGAAAGGGTAATTGGTCACATAAGGGTTCGATTCCCTTTGGGAGTACAAAAACTATGTTTTATAGTTAAGTAGTCAGCTTCAACCTGACTAAAATGATATAAAAAAAGTTATAGGGTAATTAAAAACCTAAAACAATCTCGGATCCCTCTTTTCTTACAATATCAACATCATGATTTTTTCGATGATCTTCCCTTAACTCGTTTAATATTTCTTGATATTGTTCTTCAGTCAAATTCCTATACTCTTTCCAACCGTCACTTGTAGTAAGGATTTGATATACAATTGCAAATTCTCCACCTTTATTCTTAAGATGATCCTCAAGTAAAGAATAAATATCTAAACGCTTTGGACGAACAAACATATCATTTTCATTTATGATTTTATTTACAAGATTTCTTAATTCGTTGATGTTTAGTTTATTTTTTGCCATTTTAGTTTTTGTATATAAATATGAAAATTTTCATGAATAATATTTATTCAACGCATCCATGACTTTTTGAACATTGATTGCAATTATGTCTCCATTCTTATCAATAATTGAACCTTGATGATAGAATCTCACCATGTCAGTGCCAGTAAATTCATAGTTATAAACTTTTCCTTTATTAGAGGTTAACTCTAATTCGTAAATGTCATGAATTTTATTTGGATCACCGTATCCATAATTTAAGATGTTTACATCAAGAAAATCTATTTTATTTAATTTGGTCAAAATAATATCAGATTTAAAAGTTTTTTCTTCATAAAAACTTTCACTTTCAAAAACAATTTGTTGAGGTTCGCAAACAAATAAGTAACCTAGTTTTTTTACGTTATCTAACAATTTTTCTATTTTATCCAGATATTTTTTATTAAAATTGACATATTCAGAAATTTCTTTTTCATTTAATTTTAGTCCTTTAAAATTAGACAAATCAAAAACCATATCTAGTCTTTTAACCCAGATTTGCTCATTTAAGTCATTGATTTCTAAATTTTTATGACTTTTTTCATTATTTTCAAGCCCTTGTGTCAATTTTTTGATTTTCTTTATATTAGAAATTGTTCTTTTAAATAAATATGTAACTTAAAAGTGGAATTTTACGTTTAAATACAAAAAACCAAATATGAAAGTATCGATGGATGGCTTGAGATTGCAACTATTAAGTAATTATAATGCACTCACCAGAAAACTTAATAAAGGATTGTCAGAAGATAAAACCACTACAACGGTTGAAACTTACGATATTGAAGGTAATATGGAAGTTATGCGTCAGTGCATTGTAACCTTGGCTTATATGTACGATAACAGAGAAGAAGGTTTTAAAGAATTAGAAAATCCATTTTTTGAAGAGTTTAATAACAAATAAAATATGAGCGATTTTTTACCATATCAAGAATCTTTTATCCTTTGTGAGGAATTGGGTTTTAACGAACCATGTTATGCAGTTTATTCTGAATATGATCAAACCAGAGTTTATGATAATGATTCAATCAAAGAAGGCAAAACAATACCTGCCATTCTAAACCAACAAGCATTCCGTTGGTTTAGAGAAAAGAAATTATGCGATGGTAGTGTATGCAGACATGGAGTAGCTGATGGTGGCTATTCATACAGATGGGATATATTACATGAATATGGAGTGTATGAAGAAAGACATTTTAAACAAGGATATAATACCTACGAAGAAGCAGAACTTGCTTGTATTAAAAAATTGATCGAATTTGTAAAAAATAAAAATAAAATATGAGCGGAGGACATTTTAATGAAAATCTACATATTTATATGTATGATTGGCATATACAAAATAACTTCACCTAATGGTAAAATCTACATTGGTTCTTCAAATGACATCGAAAATCGTTTTTGTAAATATAAAAATTTAAAATGCGAAAACCAATCCAAATTATTCAACTCATTAAAAAAATATGGATTTGAAGAACATAAATTTGAAATCATTGAAGAGTGTGATGTAAAAATTTTACTTGAAAGAGAACTATATTATGGCATTTTATTTGAAGTTTTAGACAAAAAAAAGGGATTAAATTGTAGATTGCCAAAATCAGGTGAACACTATATTTATATGTCAGAGGAAACAAAAAGAAAAATTGGAGAAAGCAATAAAATTAAAAATATAGGAAAAAAACACAATTTTTATGAATCAAAATTAAAAAAATTGACCATAAAAGAAGTTGTAGAAATAAAAAATTTATTAATTGAAAACGAATTAACTCAAAAACAAATTGGTGATTTATATGGTGTATCAAGAAAAATAATCAACAACATTAATATAGGTAAAACTTATAGTTCAATAGGAAAGGATATTAATCTCAGTAAAAGCCAAAAATTATATGTAAAATTAGAGATTTCAGATTATGATAAAATAAAAGAATTACATAATTCAGGTTTATCAAAATCAGAAATTGCAAAAATTTTCAATGTCCATCAATCTCATATTTGTAGAATCATTAATGATGATAATTATATAAAAACTAAAAAATAAAAAAAAATTATGTGTAGTGGAGGATTTTTTGATTACAATCAATACAAAATCGGTCAAATAGCAGACCAGATAGAAAAGCTCGTTGAAAAAAACGGGCAGAAAATATCTGAGGAGCTAATGAAGGAAAACATGCGTTGGTACGGCAATGATTGGTATGAAAGGTTTCCGGAAGAGTTAC